GCCGGCGCCCCCCCCCCACCAACCGGTACCGTTCAGCAGGCACCCTGTCGCACGTATATATGTTTACCTCCCATACCGAGGACTCATTTTTTTTAAAACCGAGCGGAAAGGGTAAAGCGAGATGACAGAAGAAGTTCAGACACAAGGTATAAGTGAGCGTATTACGGATAACTTAGGCAATCCTGTATCATCCTGTACACATGAGCAGCTATTGCGGCTTGTAGAGACGATGTACACATTACTGGACGACATTGACACATTGTCGGACATATACAAGCCTAGTGATGAGAAAAGTTACAAGGTGTTTTATGAGCATGCGCTAAAGTTGGCTAATATGCGCCATAATTCTATCGTAACGGACGGGTTTGGTTTATACCTTCCGAAGCCCTGAGAGGCTCTATACGTCCCGATCTAGGCAAAACCCATGTCTAGGTATAGGTTTGTTAGAACTTGACCGTGGGAGGGCGATTTAGGGCACTGGTGAGGCTAATTAGGCGGATATGGGAGGTAGTTATGAGAGGGAGGGTAAAGATATGACGAGTTTCATAGACGTGACAGTTGGTGACGGCAAGCGTGGATATATAGACGCCGATACTATTGTGGCTGTATTGCCTGAAGAGGTAGACGAAGACGAAGAAGCATTGACGGTTATTCTCATATCAGGTCGAAAAGCGGTATATGTTCATGACTCGGTTGAAGACGTGATGAAGAAGGTTAAACAGAGCTGCTGTACTGGTGTATACAAGGGTGGGCATGGACCCTTAGAGGTGGAGGATGATAGAGCAACGGATCTGGCAAAATAATTTTTTGGCTGGGAAAGCTAAAGGCGGGTATATCTGGGAAGTAGATAGCTTGGTTGAAGACGAGCATAAGGAAGGATTATTTTTTTATATTCAAATTTTGGTTTCTGGTAGTAGTAGGTTGAGAAGGATACTGAGGTGGTTAAGAAGGGAGATCAATACATAACGGTTGTATGCATACTACGGTAGGCCTATATATATAAATATATATATTCTATACTGCGCGTGCGCGCAGGAAACGTTGGTTGGTGTTCGGAGAGGGCTGAAAGCGAGGGTTTGGGGATGCATAAAGGCAAGCGATTACTGGAGGTGATAGCGCAAGAGGACGAGCGGTATCGGGACGAGTTCGAGGAGAGGGCGGCCATCTTGGAATACGAGGCGGGTATGGACCGGGCGGCGGCGGAGAAGGCGGCGAAGGAACAGGTATTGTACAGGATGTTTGGCGTGGGGGTGCAGGAGGAGTTGCGGTTATGAAAACAAGCGATACGGAGAAACAGTTACGTATTACGCAAAACAAGGCTGGTCGATTTGACTGCATACAAGAAGGTAGTTGCGGCTCATACGTTGTGGGTCGCGGTGCCAGTGTACTGGAAGCAGTTGGCTCTTGGGCTATATACTCACGGACAGTCAAGATTACATGCGAGCCACCTGTTGTTATGCAAGGGTTTACAATAGCGACGGGGTATATTGATTTGGAGTTCGAACCGCCGGATAAGAGGAGTTGAAGACATGAACATGAACAAGAGCGAAAAAGCGTTATATCTGAGATCGTTACAGAACGCGTGGAAGGATTACTTCGAGACTATACCGAAGGATGCGGGACCGACGCAGCGGGACGAGACGCAGAGGGCGTTTAGGTTTGGGGCTATGGCGAGCAGGACTATCATGGAGAAGATATCGGAAGACAGGTTGGTGCAGGTTGTTGGGACGAGGTTGAATTAGGGAGCTGATATGTCTGGCTACATTAAGATGAATGTTTTTGTTACATCCTTGGGTGATAAGAATATAGTCACAGTATCTGATGATTCTCAGTCGCCGGGAAAACATACACAGATCACACATTGGACTATCTCAAAGGAAACATGGGAAAAGATAGCGGAATTACTTGCTAGCGAGGTGAAAGACTTGTAATTTGGGACGAGGTTGAATTAGGGAAAGGACTATAAATGTCAGACCATCCCATAACAGGCGTATCGCGCTTAAGCAAGTTTCTGGGAACGCTATCGGAAGATCGGCAGATGCAAGCTCTGCAAATCATTAAGGACGAACACGATAGACTTGAGCGCGGCGAGTATACACAGGCTGAGCGAGAGAGCAATGAGTGGGTACAGAAGGCGGCACGACAAATGGCAGCAGCGACAGATCGCTGTATACTAGAGGCAGCAGAAGAGCGGCAAAACAAGAAAGGCAAACAATGTCAGACGAAGTAAAAGTAGGCGGGGCGTACAGTAAGAACCACGATGTATGTGTTAAATTCAAGGACGTGGATCAATCGACATATATCGTGCCTCTATCTACGTTGAAACTGGTATGCGAATCGGACCAATACGGTGCTGGTTTTCACCCCGACCAGTACATCAGCATATCAGTTGAAACCTACGAGGAACTCGAACGGATAATGATGGATGGCTGGGAGATATGAAGACAGAAGTAGATTACACGCAACTGGTTACAGAGTTTCAGCATGCAAGCGGGATCAGCAGGGACGAGTTGATCCGATTACTGGAAGCTTTGATACGGATATCAAGCTGTTCTCCGCTATCGGTTCAGCAACAGATTGAGTTACTGGAACGCTTGGCGAGTGAGTTAATGACGGCGCGTATACTTGAGTTTGATGCGAAGCTGGTGTATGATTGAAAAAAAGTTGAAAAAAACCGTTGACATACGGGAAGGGAGGTGATAGAGTACGCGGCAACCTAGGAAGTTGGCAGCGATAAATGAAATTATTCACACGACTACAATTTACCCGGCATAGTGGTTCTTCGGAACCGGACATCTTTCTTATCGCTCGATGTTCTAGGGCTATGCCGGGTTTTTTTATGGGAGGCCGCGATGAAAAGATTTATAGACACTGAAATTTGGGAGCATGATTGGTTCTGCCAATTGGACTTGAAGCATCAATGGTTATGGATGTATTTATGCTGCAAATGTGACCATGCTGGGATATGGAAGACGAGTTTCAGTTCAGCATCATTTATCGCGAAGACAACCTTTTCTGAAGAAGATATGGCTGTTTTCGGCGACAGAATTAAGAAACTCAGCGAAGATAAGTGGTGGCTTACGAAATTCGTTAAATTTCAATACAAAGGTGTCTTATCGGAAAACAGCACTGTACATGTTTCAGTAATTAAAGCACTTACAGCACATAACCTGATAGACAAATGCGAAGGCTTGGAAATAATTCCAAAGGCTACTACAAAGCCTTCTATGAAGGCTCCTATAGTAGGGTCCGATAGGAGCCTACAGGATAAGGATAAGGATAAGGATAAGGATAAGGATAAGGATACTAAGAAAGAGGGAGAGTCTGAGAGGGAGAAAGATTCAAAATCTAGTAAAGTCTTTGTACCACCAACTGTTGATGAGATAAAAGCGTATATCGCAAAAATGGAATACACTGTGGATGCTGTAGAGTTCCATTCGTTTTACGCAAGCAAGAATTGGATGGTTGGAAAAAACAAGATGAAGTGTTGGCATAGTTCGATAGGTGGGTGGCAGGCAAGACAAAGCAAAGAAGCTAGTAGTAAACCTTTGAACATACCAGCCGGAATGACGCGAGAACAATGGGATGCACATAACCGAGATTTGGCAAAAGCATTATGAGGCCGACTGAATTAAATAAATTGCTGATTCCTCATGTCGAAACGATATGCCGTCAGCTTTTGCCACAAGGCGAGAAAAAGGGTGCTGAATGGCTTGTTGGTGACGTGTCTGGGAAACCCGGCCAATCTATGAAAATCCGCTTGGCGGGACCTAAAGCTGGAAGATGGTCTGATTTTGATGCTGACATTAAAGGCGATTTGATTGGCTTGTATAAGGCCGTACAAAATTGCGGCGTCAATGATGCTAAAGCTTGGGCGCAAGATTTTTTAGGTATTCGATGCGACAAGTTTGATGTTCATCCAAAAGCACCTGAACCGAAAACGATTGATCCGCCAAAAGGCGGTGATGTTGGAACTGCTGCTGAGAAGTGGTTCAAGAAGCGTGGCATTTCTAAAGCTGTACTCGACGCTTTTAAGATCACAAACAATGGCGTTATGATCAATTTCCCGTATTACGCCGAAGACAAGGTTTATCACATCAAGTATTTGAACATGACGAAACCTAAAAAAGAACGGTGGTCTTGCAGTAAAGGCAGTACGCCAATTTTGTTTGGGTGGCAGGCAATACCGGAAGATGCTCGTGAAGTTGTCATTACCGAGGGTGAGTTTGATGCGTTGGCTTATGCACAACACAGCATTCCTGCGTTGTCGTTACCGATGGGTTCTGGCGGAGGCTATAAACTCAAGTGGATTGAATTAGACTGGGAACGGCTTGAGCAATTCGATACGATTTATTTGTCGTTTGACATGGACACGGCTGGACAAGAAACCATTGGTCCAGTGTTGGAACGTTTAGGGCACCACCGATGCAAGATTATTTCGTTGCCGGTTAAGGATGCAAACGATACTTTGCTTGCCGGACATGATTTAGACGAGTTTATTCAGAAGGCCAAGTATGTAGATCCACCGCAGTTGCGTGCTGCCGAAACATTCAGCGATGAACTGAAGAATTACTTTGCAGGCGATCAAGATACTCAGGGCGACGCATTACCATGGCCCAAATCAGATGCACAGTTTCGTTTACGGCCCGGCGAGCTTACGATATGGCATGGCTTCAGCGGTCACGGAAAAAGCATGGTCTTGTCGATGATTGCAAGTTACTTGATTTCGCAAGGAAGTAAGCTTGCGATTGCCAGCATGGAAATACCTGCTGTGAAGTTATTGGCAAGAATGTATCAGCAATATGGTGCGATAGAATGTCCGAGCGAACTTTATATAGATCAAATCACTGAGGCGTTTATCGACCAGTGTTGGATTGTCAACATTCAAGGAACTGCCAAGGCTGAGTTAGTTCTTGAGATGATGGATTATTCATATCACCGGTACGGCGTCCAGCATGGCATCATAGACTCACTCAGTAAGTGTGGTTTTGCTGAAGACGATTACAATGGGCAAAAAGAATTTGTCGATAAGCTGACTGATTTTTGCCGAGACAAAGCTATTCATTTGCATTTAGTCAATCACGACAGGAAAGGCATTAACGAATCAAGTACGCCGGGAAAGATGGACGTTAAGGGAACCGGTGGCATAACAGATATGGCCGATAACGTTGTTGCTGTATGGCGCAATAAGCCAAAAGAAGAAGGCGCAGGCGGATCAGAAGATCAGGGTGATGCATATCTTCAAGTTCAGAAGCAACGGTATTATGATTGGGAAGGGAAGCTTTCGTTATGGTATCATCAGGACTGCCATCAGTATTTGGATAACGATCATCAGAAACCAAGGACAATGTTGGAAAACAAACCGCCAACCCATGAAGAGGATTGGCTAAACGAGGAAGGTGAAGAGATATGACGATCAAGGCAATAGAGACAAAGTATAATGGGTGTTTTTTCCGATCACGGTTAGAAGCACGTTGGGCAGTTTGGTTTGACGCTATGAAAATTAAATGGGTCTACGAACAACAAGGTTGGGATATAGACGGCGAACGCTATCTGCCCGATTTTCGGTTACCGGAAGACGATGTGTTTGTTGAGATAAAACCTACTGACATTTCCGATCAAGATCAACAGCGTGTAGAAAGACTAATCAGAAAATTTGAAAACAACAATGAATCTTTATGGTTAATCCAAGGCTTGCCTGCCGATGGTAAATACAAAGCATATATTGGAGGCGAGCATCAAGCGTATGTTTTATTCGCGCCATGTCGAAGATGTGATGGGTTATGTTATATTTCTTATTGCGCTGAGGACGGTGTTAATGGCTGGGGCGATGTAATGAATCATACCTGTGGTGACCATGATAAATGGCCGGTCTTAGATGATCGTCGTTTACTACAAGCGTATGATACCGCGATGCGTAAAAAGTTTGAGCATTTACATGACTGAGTTTATAAAACTCTTCAAAGCATTGGCATGTCTTGTTCTACTCTTACTCGTAAGCTGCCGGATGGTAAAGCACGAAACAGAGCGTTCGATTCAGAAGGAAGCTGGCGAGGTATTGGACCGGCAATTTCACAGGCGTTTCAAGAACGAGTTGAAGGACGATGAGACGCGACAGTTTATTCGGCGGGAGGCGATGCAGGTTTTGGACCAAGAGTTTCCGAGCGATTATCGTTCGGTACTGCGTGTTATGTTACAGCACTACGGCAAGGCAGTAGCGGCGATACTTGCGAGTGTGCTGATGTGGTTGCAGAAGAGGTTGCGGGACGAGAAGAAGAAAAACGGGAAGGGAACGGCATGAGTTATGAATCAGCAGAATGCGATCACAGTGTGCAGGTGATAGACTACCTACGGTTTCTTGCTATGGTGATTATCTTCGGCATACTGTTTTTTTTAATGGCGATAGCGGAGTTGGTGATTGTGATTGCACAGTTACCGGGTAGGTGCTGGCGGCTGGTTGAGCGATTAAAGACGAAAGGGAAGGTATGAACGAAAAACGAACACTCGAAGCGGCGCAGGTCATGAGACTCTGGGCTGAGGGTAAGAGAATTGCGGGTAAGTCACATGATAAAAAATACCCAACAGTTTATCATCTTGGAAAAACGGAAGAACCAAAATGGGACTGGGAGCATACTGATTTTTGGGTTGTACCCGACCCACCCGAACCGAAGTACCGCCGGTGGACGCCGGAAGAGGCGGTCGGCAAGGTGGTGCGGAATAAGGAAGCTCGTGATGGTAGATGTTCTATGATAATTCATGCTAGCCCAGATTATGTCCGTATTAGTCGCGATCGTGTATCGTGGGACTATTTTGAGAGTACTTACGTACAACCCGACGGCACGCCGGTCCGCGAGCTGGTTGAGGAATGAAAGGGATAACAGCATGACCGACGCCTACGCAAAAGAAATGATATGGCTGTTAAAGTATATCGGAATACTGTTGTCATTTATCATCGGATTGCTTTGGAGTATTCGGATGAAAGGATGAAATAACATGAGCGACGACAAAAAGATACTGGCATACATTGGGATTATGATCGTAGTGGTCATACACGTTTTGATTATGACTGACTTCAATCATCGGATAGACTGGGCGCGTGAAGAAGTCGAGGAAGGGTTGGACAAGATTGCGTTTCAATCAGAACGTGCATATGAAACCGCAGTGTTTTTACGCGACAACACATTGCTGTACGTTGACACGGATACGATGACGAATGAGAGCGGTGTTGTTCTGGAAGAGAACTACTTTGTCTTCAAGGGTCGGACGATTAAGATTGTTACCGAGAAAAAGGACAGCCAATGAAAAAAAATGACAACATAGAATGGATCAAACAACAAACAAAGGAAGGATGGCAAGCGATACTAGACGAGATAGAAGATCGGAAGGTTAGGAATGCGGTTGCGGCAGTTATCTGGTGGGATCATTTTTCACGACGTTTAGCGATCAACCGGGTAGACTGGTTTGATCGGTACTTGACAGACTGGAAGCGATCTGATACTGTTTCAGCCGAGCAAATCAAGCAGGGTTTAATACGCTGCGGTTACACGAAGAAAGAAGCACAAGCCCGTATGTTCTACGGGGAAACATACAAGAGAAAGACAAGCTATGAAAGACATGCGCGGAAGCCTGTTCAGGAACGAGAAGAAAAAGAACGAGAATTCGCCAGAGTATACAGGGCGGATTTCGATCCTTGGAATCCAGTATCGCTTGGCCGGGTGGGTCAACAAGACAAAGAACGGCGACAAGTACCTGTCGTTATCGGCGCAAGAGTACGAGCAAATGAACGAGGAAGCACAACAGCGACCGTTAGCAGGTGAGCAGCAGGAAGTGAAAGACGACAACTTGCCGTTTTAGGCGGAAAGGAAAAACACATGAGCAGAACAGTACGAGGTAAGCGAGACGGGACAGGGCCGTATGCAAACAGCAGGCGGGTTAAAGACGAACGTAAGAAAGTTGGCAGGCGTAGAGCTGCAGGTCAGAAGTGTCCGAAACGATAAGGGGAAATCCATGCCAGTAAAAGTACGAAAGATTAACGGACTCTATCGCCTTATTGAAGCAGACACAGGCAGAATCGCAATGACGGCAAAAGGCAATCCGGTAGACGGCGGTACTGCAAAGACGGGTAGCACCGCAGAGATGAAAGCTAAACGCGAACGGCAGGCCAGTCGTATCAATCAGGTGTATGCCGAGAAGAAAGGATAATCCATGTACAAAGTCGTTGACGGCCATGTAAACATCAACTACATGCCTAGCCCTACGTCTAACGCATTCATGCTTGACGATTCGTTTGTCAAGGGCTTGCGTGGACCAGTCGGATCAGGAAAGTCTGTTACTTGCATCTTTGATTTATTCAGGCGAGCACAAGAACAGAAGCCGTTCAACGGTATACGCAGTACCCGATGGGCGGGTATACGAAACACATTCTCGCAGTTACATACAACCGTCTTGAAAAGTTGGAAGGAATGGTTTCCAGAGACTCATTGCGTCATTCGACAAACACCGTTTTTGTCAGCGAACTTGAAGCAGGATTTGTCCGACGGTACGCGGATGGAAATGGAAGTTCTTTTTCTTGCGTTGGATCAAGCCGACGACATGAAAAAACTTTTATCGCTAGAGTTGACTGGTGCATGGATCAACGAAGCGCGAGAATTGCCGAAAGCTATTCTTGACGGTGTAACGCAACGTGTGAATCGTTACCCGCCTGTCGATGCAGGTGGTCCGACATGGACAGGTGTTATTATGGACACCAACCCACCGGATACAGATCACTGGTGGTATCGGATCTTCGAGAAAGAATGTCCGAGGAACTGGAAGCAATTTGTTCAACCGCCTGCTCTGTTCCGGGTTCAGACCGAGGGCAAAGAATTTCCAGAATACATTCCGAATCGCGGACAGGTTAAAGGCGTACTGCCTGCAGAAAACATAGATCATCTTTCCGGCGGGTATCAATACTATCTCAACATGGTTGGCGGCAAGACCGAGGAATGGATCAACGTTTATGTCCTCAACGAATACGGGACAGTTGTTGACGGCAAACCTGTCTATCCGGAATACCACGACACAGTGCATAGGGCGAAAGAAGAGTTGGATGTTTTTTACGGCATACCGATCATCATCGGAATTGACTTAGGTCTTACACCAGCCGCGGCATTTTGTCAGATCAGTCCATCCGGTCAGTTCAGGGTTATCGACGAGATTGTTACCGAGAACATGAGCTTACGGCAATTCGCTACGGATCTTCTCAGACCGCATTGCATGAATAACTATCACGGCGCACAGTTTGTACGGTACTGCGATCCTGCCGGCACACAACAGTCGGCCTCAGATGCCAAGACGTATGTACAGCTTCTGCAGGAATGCGGTGTCCCTGTCTTGCCAGCGGGTACAAGCAACAGATTCCCACATCGCCGTGAATCGTTGGTCAAGTACATGATCCGCAAATCAAGCGACGGCGAAGAAGCGTTTCTGGTTTCGCCAAAATGCGAAATGCTGAGACAAGGCTTGATGGGTCGTTACTGTTTCCGGCGAATCCGAGTTGCAGGCGACGAGCGTTACCACGACGAGCCGAGCAAGAACAAGTGGTCACATATCGTCGAGGCTTGCCAATACGCGGCTGTAGGCATGGATCACGGCGCTATGAACTCATATGCCGGGCAGGACGGTTCCGGTTATCACAACGTTCGCAAGAAACCTATTGTCACCCGCAAATGGGTCTAGGTTTTGCAAATGTAAGAAAAAATGCAAAAATACGTTTGACATAATTTTCTTCTTGTGGTAAGTTCGCGTCAATTCGTAGGAAAATTCTCTATGGTTGACTCGATATGACATTACGCCTACCGCCAAGTAAAGCAGTTTCATTCGAGACTGTTGAACCTGCATCCAAGCCATTTATCCGCTTTGTGTCCACAAAAGAGATGGAAGATGCAGCTCAGAATCGTCGAGAAGCACTGCAAACCCAGAATTCACCCCCGATTACCAATCTTGCCAAGATGGTTCTCAATCAATTTGAGCGCAATAAACGCCATAAGCTGACCGAAAACATTGATGAAGAGCTACTTGACAACCTGCGACAGCGTAAAGGCGAGTACGATAAGGCGACAAAAACATTGATAGAACAGCAAGGTGGTCAAGATGTTTATATGCGATTGACTTCTGTAAAGTCTTTAGCCGCAGAGTCTTGGATCAAAGACGTGATGGGTGCCGCTGGTAAAAACTCTGTTCAGCTTGCGTCAACGCCTATAGCAGAGCTACCTAGACCGGTCCAGCAACAGGTTGCGGATAAGGCCGCAATGGAATTCTTGCAACAGCGTCAACCGGATGCTATGCCTATCGGTCCAGAAGAGATGCAGTCTATCTTTGAACGGGCCATAGAACTCAAAGACGAGACAATGCGCCTGATGCAGATGGAAGCCGAAGAACGTGCCGAGCGAATGGAAGTACAAGTCTTCGACGATCTGGAACAAGTCGGGTTTGAAAAGGTATTCAACGATTTTATTGCCGATGTCACCACATTCAAGAACGCATTTATCAAAGGTCCGATAGTACGTAAACGTAAGCAGAAGAAGTACGTACAGAAGGACGACGGTTCCTACAAGGTCGATGTGAAGCTACAGATTGTCGAGGAATACGAGAGAGTTAGTCCATTCGACATATATCCTTCGCCTGACGCTACTTGCATCAATGACGGCAATCTTATTCAGCGTGTACGGTATAATCGCAGGCAGCTCAACAACATGAAGCAGGAATCGGGTTACGATAAGAACTCAATCGACTATGTACTAGAGCTTTACGGCAAGGACGGTTTCTCATATCCAGACCATATTGCCGATACAAGAGCTGATCTTGAGAACTTGCAGGGACCAGATGAAGGCGGTGCTATTTACGACAACATGATCGAAGGGCTTATTTTCTACGGTCCTCTGCCTGCCAGTCAGCTCATAGAATGGGGTGTTAAGGAAGCATTTGACCTAGATCCGCACGAAGAAGTTGAGACAATTGCGTATGTTGTTGGTAATTATCTAGTTAAGGTATCCCTGAACGATGATCCACTTGACGCTAGGCCATTTTACACCACGTCTTTCGAGAAGGTTCCCGGTTCATTCTGGGGCTTGGGTATCCCTGACAAGATGAAGGACATACAGGCGATATGCAATTCAGCGGCCAGAGAGTTGATGAACAACATGGGTATTGCTGCAGGCCCGCAGATAGCAATCAACGATATCAACCGCATTCCAGCAGAAGAACAAGTCACAAATATCTATCCCAGAAAGGTTTGGCAATTTAAGCCTTCCCTTGACGGGACAACCGGATTACCGCTTTCAGTGTTTGATATACCGTCTCATGCTGCAGAGCTTATGGCTGTTTATCAGGCATTTGCGAAGATGGCAGATGATCATACCGGCGTCCCGGCTTTCACTCATGGCAATTTGAATGTGCCCGGAGCAGCTCGAACGAGTTCGGGATTATCCATGCTAATGTCCTCTGCGGCAAAAGGGATAAAAACAATCATTGCACAGATTGATGAAGATGTGATACAACCCATCGTGCAGAACCGCGTTGACAGGAATATGCTGTACAACCCGGACAACACGATTAAGGGTGATGTTAAAGTTCGGCCTCGTGGAATACTTGCGGCCATTATGCAAGAGCAGATGGCCGTGCGTCGAATGGAAGTCCTTAACACGACTAATAATCCAGTCGATATGCAGATACTTGGTCTTACCGGAAGGGCAAAGCTGTTACGCGATACGTTTGACAGTGTTGACATTCCCGTAGAAGGGCTGATACCGTCTGAAGAAGAAATAGAACAAAAAGAACAAGCAATGCAAGTTGCTCAACTTCAAGCTCAGGCCTCAAGTGAAGGACAAGCGGCTTAGGAGATCAAATATGAAGTGGACCAAAATAGTATGCACTTTGGCATTTATTGCTGTAAGCTGCATTGTGTCCGAAGCGGCATGGAGACAGCGAGTACGTATCAATGAGATTGGTTTGTCTGACGGGACGTGGGTTAAAACTACGAACCTTGTGGACAAATCGGCGGCTACTACGTTTGCTAGTGCTCTGACGTTTGAAGGACACAATATCAATGCTGTCGGCACACAGTCACTGACGAACAATGCCACTGTAGCTGTTGCAAAGAATTGTTACGTTGTTAGCGGTATAGGTAGCGCGAATAACGCTACGAATACCATTACGCTTCCCAATCCCGGTACGGCTGGTAAATGGCTGTGCTTGATGTTGTCAAGCACTACAACGAATCTGATTCAGTTGAAAGAAACGGATGCTAATCTGGTACTGAATGGTGATTTTGTAGGCGACAATGGCTCTGTGATTGAGCTTAGAGCACCTACAACGAACTTGTGGTATGAGGTGAATCGCGTAACTAATAATTAACAAAAAAACTCAAGCAAGCGGATAGAGCTAGCTACTTTATCTGCGATGAATATCGAAGAAGGGCAATACGGTGCCGTGTCACTGTATTGCCTTTCTTTTTGCTTGTAAGCGAAAATATGTTCGATCTTCCAAACAGCAGAGAGCCAGAGAATAGACAGGCGAGGATACTTAAGGCCGCTATAAACTTGATGCAGAACAGGGATTTTTTGGAAATACACAGTTGGGCTGAACACTGTTTAAGGGAACAAGACAAACGAAATAGACGTGCATCGAAGGACGACATTTTCACCGGTCAAGGATATGCACAAGCATTAGAGGATTTTTTAAGGCTCTTCGACGAAGCTTTGCGAGTCCAAGAGAAAACATCGTAAGACTGGAAACCCGTTTAGGCAATTCCAGTTATTAACTTGCCCGTTAGAAACGCGCAATAGGAGAGACAAATGGCAGTACCTTCAGCAGTACGTAAACAAGCAGAGGAAAGTAGGAAAAAACTAGAGGAATTGAGTGAGCAGCAGAAGCAGGCATCAGAGGATCAGACCGACAAGGTTGTAACTCAACCGTTGGAAAGTTTGATTCCGAAGAAGACTGATGAGCAGACTCAGCCAAAGCCTGACATAACGCCAAAAGAACCAAAGCCTGTTGTTCCTGATACTCAACAGACTCAAGCAGCTTCAGAGGCCGAAGATTTGCGAGAGATGTTGAAGCAAGCGGAACACAAGCTTTCGTCGGAAATAGGCCGTCGAGGTAAACTTGACGCACAAGTTAGCGAAATGTCAGGGATGATATCGTCACTCAGACAGGAAGTGCAGAATTTGCAGGGCAGCTTAAAGAAAGCTGAAACCGCAGTTCCAGTAGTTCCCGGCGAGAAGCGATATTTGAAGCCTGAAGAAGCGAATGAGCTGCAAGAAGAAATTGATCTTAATTCGAGAATTGCCAAGGGCGTTACCGAAGACATTATCGGCAGCAAGCTTGGGCCAATCAATGATCGAATAGCTCAGATTGAGAAACAAACTCAGGACGAGATAAATCAGATCAAAGAACAATCCTTGCGGCGAGTGCTGGTAGCTCAGGTTCCTAACGCGCTTGATCTCAACCGTGATCCAGACTTCTTAGAATGGCTGAATCATCAAGAGACGAGTTCAGGCTTATCGAGACAGCAGCTTTTAAGTGATGCCGTTGCTAAGTTTGATACAGATCGCGTTGCCTACTTCTTCAAGACTTACAATGCTGAAAAGGGTATTGGGAATGATGATAAAGCAAAAGCTTTAGCAAACGACGAAAGAGCGAAACAGATTGATCCCGGTCAAGTCAAAGCGAATGCACCTGTACAGGAACAGACGCAACCGATCTTGAGTGTGGTTGAAATCCAGAAGTTCTACGAGGATCTTTCCAAAGGAAGATACCGTGGTCGTGAAGCTGAGGCTGAAGCTATTAGACAACAAATTCTAACAGCAGCGGCAGAACAGCGAGTAGCTTAACTCTTGCAGGGAAACCGGTGCTGTATAAGAGAGGATGTGGATAATGGGATACTCTGCAGCAGCGGGATTTAGGGACATTGGTAGTTCAACTATGGACTACATTCCCGAAGTATGGGCTGGCGAACTTTTAATTAAGTTCTACGACAATACGGTATTGGGCGATATAACCAATACAGACTACGAAGGAGCAATAACAAAACAGGGCGACAAGGTTCATATCAGAACTTTGCCGGATATTACGATCAATACGCATCGTAAAGGTCAGACTCTTGACTACGAACAGCCGGAAAGCACGGCGACTTCGCTTGACATAGATCAGGGTAAGAGCTGGTCGTTTGTTGCAGATCGTGTTGATCTTGCACAGACCGACATCAAGGATTACGTTGATAAGTGGACCAGTGATGCCGCCGAGCAGATGAAGATTACGATAGACACGCAGATTCTTGCGAACGTCTATTCGAATGCTGATTCTGATAATCAGGGTTCTACTGCTGGACGCAAGTCTGGTGACATCAACCTTGGTGTTTCCGGTAGTCCGTTGGAAGTAACTGCCGCTAACGTCATAGACGTTATTACCGATTGTGGCACCGTTCTCGACGAAGAGAATGTACCGCAGTCCGGTAGGTTTATGGTGGTTCCGCCTTGGTTCTTGGGTATGATCAAGAAGAGTGACCTGAAGGATGCTTCCCTTGCAGGTGATAGCGTGTCTATCGCTCGCAATGGTAAGGTTGGTATGATTGATCGCTTCATGTTGTATTCAAGCAATCTGCTTACGACTACAGCGGATGGCGGTGGTGAGACAGCGACGAATATCATATTCGGGACAAATCACGCGATTACATTCGCTAGTCAGTTGACCGAAAATGAAGTGCTGCCTAATCCGAATGGATTTGGAACACTGCATCGTGGTCTTCAGGTCTACGGGTATAAGGTTGTAAAGGCCGAAGCTCTTGGTTGGCTCTACGCCTATAAGGGCTAATTACAAGTAAATTAACATCACAGAGAGGATAGTAAAAAAATGACTGATAGGACTTCACTTGTAAAAGCTGGTGCACCTTATACAGGACATCGACGGATAAATGTGCTGGAAAACACAATAGACTATTCCGCTAATAACGCGGGTGCGTCTGATACGGATCGTTACATTACGATTCCGGCAGGCAGCTACGTTATCGGGCTGGTTGCTATTGTTGATACGCTGGAAGGCGGGACAATGACGTTTGAAGTAGGCGATAGTGATGCTGCTACTACGTTCTTGACCGGTGCTAACGGCAATTCCGGCACCTATAAAATGGGTGATGGTGGCGACGGTACAACTGTAACGACTACGGTTAGCAAATTGTACGACGCGGCTGATTATATACTGGTAACGGTAAATAATGCTGCAGACACGATGAAGCTGACAATACGTCTTATGGTTGTTGACATAGCTGCCTAAAGAATACGGTTGGGGGCCGGAAGCCAACACTTCCGGCTCCTGCTAACTAGGAGTTATATAACATGGCTATGGCAGACTTCGATTCGGTAGAATTCAGAAAAGACCCCCTGATGCAGGAAGTAAAACTGAAATATGGGCATATCAATTATGTACTTATCAAGGCAACAGGCCGAGTGCATAAGGCTGATCCCCATCACTTAGCTCGCATAGAACACGCAGGTTCGGACATGTCGCCACTTTCGGATGAAGAGGCGTTATTGCGAATCGGCAAAGAGCTGAAGAGGATAGAGGCGGTTAGAGGTGGCCGATCCGAGGATCAGATTCGCAAAGCGAGACAACAGAAGCAGTTCCAAGAGGATGCAATCAAGGCTTACGAATCGTCTATTAAAGACGACGAGAAGCCCGAAGAGGAATCCGAAGAGACGGAAGCACCTGTTGTAGAACCTGTACTAGATGCAATATCTGTAAACACAGAAGAAGATCGTTTTGCCGGTATGAGCAAAATTGATCTTGTTACATACATTCAGGACAAAGGTCTTGAGATAGATTGTCGTCTTAGTGCAGATAAGCTCAAAGCTGCGATTTCTCTTGCCGAAGCCTCAACTTGAGTTGAGGGTTAAATGCTTGTTTCAGGTTTTATTTCTCGTGTTCGAGAACTCATATCTGACGAAGTAGAAGAGTATCGTTATGACGATACAGAACTGATGACCTACATTACGGATGGTCAGAATCAGATTTGGCGTCGGCATCCAGAAGCTTTCTACGTAAGCTCTGTAACAACAACGGCACCTAGTGCCATTACAGAGACCGATGATATTCTATCTATCAGCGATGACTACATAGATACGTTACTGTACTATGTAGCCTTTCGCGCTTTATCCAAAGATTCAGAAGATAGTGTCAACATGAATCTTGCGGCTACGTATCGTACCTACTTTGCGGGAGAGTTAGCATAATGGCTACAGAACTATCTTCATTGTACAAGTACCTTGTTACCGAATTACCGGGTTGTCCTCAAGCCTTGATGCTCGATGTTATTCGAGACGTTATCATTGAGTTCAATGAAGAAACGCTTAACTGGCAAGCTACTTTAGACGCAATCAATATCCGCGAAGATAAGACAGAATACGAACTAGACAGTCCAGAGAGTTGTGCAGAGATTTTCCTTGTACGCTCTGTCAAGCAACAGGACACATACCTGCAGGAAGTAGAAGACTACAAGCTCAAGGTTGGAACCAAGACAACTATAGAACTGGAAGATGAACCGCAGGCAGATATAGCCAGCGGTCTTGTAGTCAAAGTTGCGTTACGGCTAAAGTCTACTGCTACCAAAGTATGCGACAGACAGTATGCCGATTACCGCCGATCATGGGTACACGGCGTTCTTATGTACCTTAAGGCATATCCCAACAAGACATGGACTGACAAAGAAGGTTCAACTTTCCACAGACAATTTTGGATACGCGGAATGTCAGCGGCTAACATCGAGCGAACACGCGGAAGCTTGAATGTTGGTTTGCGGGCACAACCTGCATTTGGTTTTGTACCGAGGTCGAGAGCGGTTAATACCGATAGCTTTTAACGAGGGACTATACAATGGATAAACTACGAGTACATGCAGGTGATGACAGGCCGTCACTTTATCTTCAAATCCGCGATATTCAAGCAGATGTTGCTGTTGACCTGAGTCCGTCTACGACTTCTATTACCGCAAAGTTTCGAGAGAAGGGTACAACCACAGTGCTCGATACGATTACCTGCAGCAAGGTTGGATCAGGTGCTACCGGCTGGGTCCAGATGGATTGGGATACAGACACTTTGGATGTAGACGAGGGTAATTACGAAATAGAACTATCTGTTTCGTTTGACGGTGAGATACAGACAGTTAATTACTATTATTGGGACGGTGCCTCGTCGGACACGGCATCGACGTTCCCTGTCAAAGTAGTAGATGATTTCTAAATAGGAGAGCCGATATGTCATGCTGTTCAGATACATTAACAGGTCTTGCGGTCAGGGCCAGCACTGTTTCGCCGAATACACCATTCATTATCAGTGTCGGTGATGAGACTTCAGATTCGATTACAGTTACGATAACAGTGGACGAGACGGGATATTATCTGCTTAGGCTCTGGCTTATCGACGCTTCGACTACGCCCGGCGAACTGAGTGCGGTTCCACCTGACGGCGATACAGAGACGCTTTGGTACGAAGTAACTAATTCGAGCGGTGTACTGACAAAAACCTTTACGCATAGCGGGACAGGGACATGGTACTTGGCAGGCGTTGTACTTGGTCCTGTTGGCGTATCTTCGGCAATAACCTTTGCATAATAGAGGGCACAAATGAAAAAAGCTTTAATTCTTCTTATCACGCTGTACGCAATTGTTGGACTGGTTGTAGCGAGTAGCGACACGACGCCTTCTAGCTGGATTTCTGTTAAGGAATACGGAAGCAAGAATGCGACAACGCTTACGAACATGATTACAAAATTCGGCACAAGAGATGCACGTTTCGTACTGGACGGCGGTGATTGGCTTATTACTACCAACGTAACCTTTCCATCGAATATCACTGTTTGCGTTACTGACGATAGTTGCCTTGATATTACGAATAACTGTATTGTCAGATTCAACACTAATCCGCTTGTTGCTGGTCCTTACTTGATTTTCAAGGGTAATGGTAATGCTACAGGTACGGCTTCATTCATTTATCGTTGGCCCGACTGGGGCGATACCGGGCAGTATGACATAGGTGATGGTGCTATTGTTACGGATTCATTGGCTTCTGTGACATATGTCAATACTCAGGTAACGTCATTGTCTAACGAAATGGTATCAACCTTTTCCAACTACAGCACAACGGTTAGTATAACGAACAACATGGCCGATTGGATGACTAATGCGTATTCGGATCTGTATACCGACAAGACGACACTAGCTGATGATATGACTAATGCCTATCCTGCCTTGGATACGAACAGTTCGGATGAAGCGAATACGCCATTTTTCTTTGCAACTAAAAGCACTCAGCAAAATATCGCTAATGGTGTTATTACTCGTGTGAATTTTGAAACCGAAGTAACCGATACTGATGGAAACTATAACGGAACAAATTTATACGAAGTAAGTCAAGATGGTTATTATATGGTTAATGCTCGTCTTCGATTTACTGAAAACCCCGGATCACAAGCATTGTATGGTTATATTTATACAAATGGAGAACAAATGGTTCGGTGGCGCACACCTATGACTGCCGACGATTCTAAAGATATTGCTATGCTATATGGGCCTGTTCAGCTATTTACTGATTATAATGTCACTATTCATGCGAATTCCGATGGAAGCACAAATGCAATCGTTGGATTGAACAATGTATTTTTTGGTATATGGCGACTTGCCGAATAAGAACAAATAAAGGAATGGGAATTATGAAGATAGTCAAAACGCTTTGTGGATTTGCTCTGTTACTCGCAATTGTTGCAGGTGTGAATGCGGGCATAAGTCTAAAGGACGGGCGGCAGTTGATTAGAGCAACGGGTATTGATGCTACCGAGGATCTTAAATTGAACGATTATAAGATTACGGGACTAGGCGAACCTGTTGCCACTAACGATGCGGCAACGAAGATTTATGTTGATACAGCTACGAACCTGACGTTGACTACGGCGAAATCATACACTGATACAACGATCAATACGGCGACGAACACGACGCTGACCGCGGCGAAGTCGTACACTGATACTACTGTAACGACTGCAACAAATACCACGCTGACCGCGGCCAAGTCATACACCGATACCACCGTTGCGACGGCTACGAACACGACGCTTGACACGGCGAAAGTTTACGCTGACACGGCCTGCACGAATAAGCTGGATGACGGCGACACGTTGACGATCGGGCTGTACGGTCCGTATGCCAGCGTGACGAACCAGTTGATCAATAGGGCACAGGTCTATGATCTGTTCGCGGATCTGTCGGTTCTGGATCTGTACGGCAGTTTGACGGCGCATCCGGTGATTGCCGGGGCGAGTTCGCTGATTACTGCTCACGAAACGGCAACGGCTGTGACGAACGTGTTGGGTGCTGGCACTAATTTGATAGGAAGTTTTATTTATACTAATCCTGTCGAAGTGATAAAGCAAGGCAATTACGAGGGTGTCTTTGCGGCTGAAAAAACAGTGGGAAATAGCACTGTTCAGGGATACATTGAATTATTTTATTCCGATGACAATGGCGCAACAACGAACATCATTGATACGTCCAATTTGAGCGGCGAGATCGGCGGGGCGATTGCTGAATACCGCGTGAGCGCGGCGAATGATACGGCGATTACGAACAGCAGTCTGTATGTCGGCGTGACTTATTATCTGGTGCGCGCCGCACAGGGGGCCGGTGCGACGGTGGTGACATACTTGGGCCATCCGTATCACACACGCCTTGAGACACCCGGTTTCGGGTCGAGCGATGAGATTGATCCAGTGTGGACGGCTGAGCGGGATGCAGGGTTTACCGTCGGTGGCGACATTTTTCCGAATGGTAGCAACACATTATCATTAGGATCATTTATCACGCCATACTTGAATACGTTCCTTGGGGCCACTGGCTCGACTTATTATGGTGCAAACCGTATTTGGAGCAGCAACGGTGTTCTTATAGCGAGCGATACAGTTAGTTCAGGACAGATACTCAGGCAGGGCAGTCCGGTTGAAGCAACGGTTGCGAACTTCGGAGACACACTGTATGTGACGAATAGCAATGTTGGCGTTGGGACGAACATACCGCGTGAATCGCTGCATATACAAAAAGATGAAGCAACTATTTGGGAGGCCATTCGATTGCAGAACACGCATCATCAAGATACAACGAATGCTGGCATTTCATTAGATTTTCAAATTGATGAAGATAATGACTTCAAGCGGTGTCGTATTGTTTGTTTCTCTGAGTATAATTATGGTGATGATATGGCATTGGCATTCTTTACGCCAGAAGATCGTTTTCATCAGCAACCCCAAACAGCACCTGAAGAACGTATGCGGATCAATAATCACGGCCATGTCGGAATCGGAACGACGACACCCAGTACGAACCTGCATGTTGTCGGATCGCAGAAGTTGTCCGGTCAACTGCTGATGCAGGGTGGCAAGATTGACGATCAGACGGGGCGGCTTAATCTCGACGACACGCTGTATGTGACGAACAGTAACGTGGGGATTGGGACTGCAAGTCCGGGAACGCATCTTGAGGTTAGCGGTTCAACTCCACAATATATCAGGATTACTAATACGAGTACTAATGATTCTGTTTTGCAATTCCGGACCGATTCGGAAAGTGACAATAGATGGTGCTGGGCTGGTTACGACGATAGTTTGGATGTATTCAAGTTCGTTACGGGATTAAGCTGGGGCGCAAGCGTCAACGGATTGATTATTGATCTGAATGGCAAGGTCGGAATCGGCACATCCTCGCCCGAAGCCAAGCTGCACGTCAACGGCACTGCAAACATTGACGACACGCTGTATGTGACGAATGGCATGGTGGGGATTGGGACGAATCCACCAAGCACAACTTTTGAAGTAGAGAGTAGTAGCAGTACGATGATGAGACTTGCTGCTAATATCTCTGGCACAGGAGGCGCGGCTATTTCCTTCGATAAAGTTACTCCATCTCCTGCTGATGGTGATACGGTTGGACGGTTAATCTTTAATCATTCAATTACTGATACAACATTACAGGAAATGGCAGAGATACTTGTTATCACAGAGGATGTTACCACGGGAACAGAAGATTCGAGGATGATGTTTCAAATACAGGATGATGGTGATTCAAAAACTGTTCTGACCTTGGATAATCCGGGCTATGTTGGTATCAATGACACAACCCCATCCTATGGACTTGACGTCAACGGCACCATGCGCGTAACCGGCAAAGCGACATTCTCCGGCGGCACCGACCCGAAGTATGTCCACTACGAAATAACGACGTTGCCGGAAATCGTAGAGTTTGCCAAGCGTGATATACCACCTAGCAAGTTGGGTGGCATTATGACCTTCTTCGCCAATATCAATGGAACGAAGGCACAGTACGGTTATATTCCTAATAGCGGTCAGGTGTATAACATAGTGGCCGGAACCATGGTAACGAACATTACGCCCATTACAACGAACGACTTGTACTCTACCTATGTTAATCGGTATCAGGTCAATCCTGAAGTGGGACTGACTACTAATGAGATAATTGCAAGCACATGGCAGTGGCGCGTCAAGGACGGCTATACCTTGAATGAGCACACAGGCATCTTTTACGATTCCCAGACGAACGTTGTTCCGTACACGAACGCAGTTGAGCATGTTCAGGTTCACTACGCATTCTGAGGATAACACGATATGAGATCACGATACACAGTCACACTAATGATCGTTTACGCAGTCACGATTCTGAGCATCATCAAGATGTGTCTCTTGTTTGCATCTGCGGCTGACGTCATAGTACACGTTGGCAATGGTCCGCAATACAAGGACGGCGATATTCTACATGCTGCTAATGATCGGCGTATTGCGGAAGTGCATGTCAGTAACATCTGCAACAAGCGTAATTTTGGATTCAACAAACACGGGTTGCGAGCGGCAGGCACAGTGCTTGACGCATGGATGCAGAAGCGTTCCAAGTATGTCTTTCGGCGCATAAGCAAGTATGAGATCCAGCGTGTTACGTTGGCGACCGATGCGGTTGAGGTGTTGAGCAACAAGCCGAATTCAGACGGCGAGTATATGAATGTGCCTTTATTTCTTCAACGCAGGTTGAAATCGAAGCAGCATCTTATCTTCGGAACACCCGGTGCAGAGTATTGGTACGGTGGTGCGGTTACGCCAAGTCAAGATGATCTGAATGTCATGTGGGATCTGATCGAGCAGAACACGGCGTATGACCGGAAAGACTATACGCAGTTTCCGTATACCGAGCGTGAATTAAAGCAGCATCTAGCATTGAAGGTTGACGATATGACGGATGCAGAAGCTTCCGATGCAATGGCACCGCTGATGAGCGAACCGGAAGATGAAGACGAAGAACCGGTGATGTTGAAGAAGCGCAAGAACAGGCTCGACTACAAGAATGATTTGGGCTTTTCGGAGGCAGAAAAGGCTGACATTGAGAATGTGAGCAAGAAGAAAGACTATCGCAAAACGAAGTCAGCGATCAAACTCAAGAACGTTCTGAAAGCAAAAGCGGTCGAGGTGATACGATGAAGCGATGGGTTGTCATACTGTTGGTGATGGTGGCGGTGCAGTGCAGGGCTGCAACGGTTACGAAGAGCATTGGAACGTCTGGCCGGGATTATTCTACGATAACCCTATGGGAGGCCGATTTGGACAAGACGAACATCTATTCAGCGGGTGATGCTGCTGTAGGTGAATGCTACAACGATAGCGCATTTAATGAATCTGTCACTATCAACGGCGGTGGTACTGTCGGATTAGTATCAGTAACATTGACTGTTGTCGCGGCAGATCGGCACGACGGAACGGCGGGAACAGGTGCAAGAATAGTCAAATCCACAGGCGGCGTGACTGACATCCTGTTTGCCAGTGTTGCTCTTGCAAAGATTAGATGGTTGGAAGTCGATGCGAATTTGCAAAATGTGACTTATGCTGTTCGGGGAACAGCCGGTGCTGACTTTTACAATTTGATAGTTCACGGAATTCGCAAAACATCTTCAACAACAACCTCTTGTTTCTATCCGAATGACATTGCAGCTAATTGCATAGCCTATCACATGGAGAACAATACAGGTCAATCCAATGCAAACTCGGTAATGTCTGCCAGTGGCTCAGGCTGCAACATTTTTAACTGTGTGATCTTTCATTGCCATGGTTCAAGCGGTGTTAATCGTGGACTCAATTACAATGGAGGTTCCGAATATCGCAATGTTTATTCAGGTGGCAATGAGGGCGCGGACTGGGTAATCAATTCCGGCAGCGGTTACGCAAACTTCAGCAACAATGCTGATGAGGATGGTACGATCAGCGGCAAGGGTGCCAACACTCTTACAGGCGTTATTCCAGCAAACACGTTTGTTTCGACTGTCACAGGTTCTGAAGATTTGCACCTTAAACCGGGAGCGAAACTTGTTCATGCGGGTCAGGATCTCGGAACAACACCCACAGGCGTAAATATCGACATCGACGGCAGAGACCGGGACGCCGAAAACGACACATGGGACATCGGCGCGGACCAGCACATCCCGTCATTTCGAGTGTACGTTGACTCGGACAATGCATACATCGACGGATCAAACAAACTGCATGGCTATGACGAGTACTTACCATGAAAATAGCGTGGACCATATTGGTGTTGTTGATTATTGCCTTCTTCTGTGTACTGGCTCACATAATGGTGTATGGACAATGACGCAAAAAGATCCAGCTTGGATATTGATTGAGATACTGTTCGGCCTGATGATGATCGGGGTACTTATCGGGCTGGCTTATGAATTTATACTCGGCATACGATAAAGGGGAAAAGAGGATAATATGGCTGCTGACAGGGGAAGCACACAGGATCTTACGGCCATCTTGATGGGCATAAAAGAGGACATCGGGGAACTCAAGGGCGGTCTGAAGTCCACGCACGATACGGTCAAGGTACTGGTCGAAGACGTGAAAACGATGAACCGGGACGGCTGTGGCTTCGGCGTGACGCTGCACAACCGGCTGAAGAAGGTTGAGAATGGCAACCGGGGTATTTCGTTCGGCGGCGCAGCACTTGGCGGTGGCGGCGCAGCAGTGTTTGTTACGGCCTTTAAGAACTTCCTCGAATGGTGGACACCATGACAACTATATCACCCAGCATTATCAAGTTATTGTTTTCCGGCAAACAGGTCCGATTCGCCGACGCAAAGTATGAATCGGTATCGGAATCGTGGGTCCGCAACAAGATGAACCCATGGTTTAAGGACACGCTGAAGAAAGCCAATCTCGACAAGTGGCGGCATGACTGGGACTGTGACGATTTCGCGGGGCTGTATCACGCACTGGCCCGGATGTATTATGCGTGGGAGAAGAAAGGTAAAGGTTCTGACGGTCCCGCTATTGCTGAAGTATGGTTTAAGCAGGACAAAGGTGGGCATCATGCTATTAACGCTATCATTATAGGCAAGAAAGCTCAACTTCGATTCTTTGAACCGCAAACTTGTAGATTTTTGAAACTGTCTGATAAAGAGCGTAAATCAATTTACTTCGTGCGATTTTAAGATTGCAGCAGAATTCATATAAAAGCGATTAAAATGAAGCAACTTTTTTTAAGTGAATATGATTCCTCAATGCTTCAGCCTTACGGTTGTTTGCCTTGCGGCGAGCCTTTACTTTATCCGCCTTTCGGTGAGCACAAGCAATGGAAAGTTGCTAAACCGTTCCTTTATATAAGCAGGAGGGGCTGGGGCGTAGAAATAGAAGATAGCTTCTTATCCGATCTAGCCAGCATTCCGAGGCTATTACGTATTTTTTACGGCGTGAACAAGCGAGAGACTTGCGGCGCAGTTATCCACGATCACGGCTATCGGAACAGATTTAAGCCTCGCTATAACGTATTGACCGGATATTCATGTATTTTGAGTAGAGCGGAATGGGATGAGATTCTTTACGATGCTTGTCGTTTAGGCGGCACTAACAAGTTTAGAGCTTGGTCCATTTACAGAGGTGTCCGGCTAGGCGGGTGGGTTGCATGGTATCATTACAACAAAGAATACACGTTACCAAAGTCATTAGATGAAGATTAAACTCACAGGATTTCAAGGACTTGTTCCGAGGATAGCACCGAGACTATTATCGGACACGCAGGCTCAGGTTGCTACTAACCTCGACCTGAAATCAGGGAATATCAAACCATTGGCCGGTCTAAGCGATGTTGCTACCTTGCCGGATTCCAGCCGTATATCTATCTACTCATACAACGGTGCATGGTTATCTTGGACAACCGATGTAGACGTAGTAAAAAGTCCTATTGCCGACGATCAGAGAGCAAGGATATATTATACCGGAGACGATGCACCCAAGGTTAGAGGTGTACTTATCCGCGAGAACTCTACAGCCTATACGTTAGGCCAGAAAGCGCGATGGGAAACCGGCACAACCGTATGGGAAGTTACAACCGGTGGTACTTCCGCAGCAGCAGCACCCAGTATTAGCGGAAAAGGTGTAGGCGATACCGTTACAGACGGGACAGTTGTATGGGAAATGACATCCTTGACGCTTGTCGATGCAGACGAGTCAGAGTATACCCTTGGACTGCCGGTTCCGACGAATACACCAACGATTACAGCCTCAGATAAAGCTTCTGTTACATGGACGCGAAGCTGGTACTATTACTACGAAGAGCCGGACGGTACAGTATCACAGACAGGTACACTTACTGAGGGTGCTTACAGCGGTACTAATGTCAATGAAGTTACACCCGGTAAATCATATCGGATCGAGACTATTCCTACAAAGACTACAGCCAGTGCAGATGCTAAGTTCATTCTCTGGTTTACAGCCGCAAGTGCAGACGGTGCAAGCTTAGGCACCTGTTATCCGGCAACAAGCCAATATGCAAGCAATACAGACTTCGTACTGGACGGTGCAAGCGGTACATCAACACAGGTCAACAGCTCTACTTCACCCGAATGTACGCTTACCATCACATACGATACCAGCAGAGCTGCCGACTATACCGTATCAAGAGCATATGTTTACACCTTTGTTACCGATTGGGGCGAAGAAGGACCGCCTTCCAGTCCAAGTACCGCAGTCGATATAGATCCAACGCAGGACGCTGTGGTAAGCAATATGGACACGTCAGTTACCGGGTACGCCAATGTAACGAAGAAGCGGATATATCGGACAGTTACCACAAATGCCGGTACAGACTACTATTACGTTGCCGAGATAGACCTTGCTACAACCTCGTATACCGATTCATTGACAGACGACGAGACAGATGAAGTCCTACCTTCAGCCAATTGGGATGCACCTGACTCAAGCTTGAAGGGTGTAGTCAGTATGCCCGGCGGGTTTCTTGCCGCATTCAAGGGTAAAACAGTCTTCTTCTCAGCAATAAATCAGCCTCACGCATGGCCGGAAGACTATGCCATTACAATAGACGAAGATATTGTAGGGCTACAAGTATCCGAGAATACACTTGTTGTCGGCACAGAAGGCATACCCTATGCGATTACCGGCTACGAACCCGATGCAATGTCAGTAGCCCAGCTCAGTATCCGTCAGGCTTGCGTATCCAAGCGAGGAATGGCGAGAATAGCCGAAACCGTAGTTTACCCTAGCCCGGACGGTTTAGTGGCCGTACAGGCCGGTCTAGGCACTCTAGTGACCGAATCCTTCTATACTCGTGAGCAGTGGAATGCAATAGACCCTGATACTATGATAGGTGAAGTGCATGACGGGATATATCATGGCTGGACAGATAGCACAGGTATCATCTTTGACTTCGGCGAAGGTGCTTCAACCTTGGTTGAAACTGATGAGACTACAGCCGGTCTATATTCCGACGATGAGACGGATGTACTGTACCTGATACAGGGTGATGCTGTTAAAGGTTGGCGGCAAGGCTCGTCTAATCTTACAGGTACATGGCGCGGAAAGATTTATCAACTTCCAAGACGGTGGTCGCCTAGCGTGACTCAGGTGGTAGCAAATACATATCCAGTTACTCTTAACTTATATGCCAACGAGAACGCTACAGCCGTCTTGTCTCTTTCAGTTACCAACGATAAAGCCCGTAAGCTCAAGGTGTTACGGGATGAGAAGACGTGGGAAATAGAGGTTGTTTCGGATGATGAGATAGAGAGTATTGTCCTGAGCACGAGTATGCAGGATTTGTAAGCTATGGCTATAAAGAGAGGTATTCCGAGTGCAACGCATATTGAGGATCTTAAGGTACGTCAGATCCTTGAAGCGTTGTCCAAGATCCTGCAGATAGGATTAGGCAGGGAGGGGAATTTTCTCGATAGCTTTTTGACAGTACAGCAATTACGTGATATAGGTGTTATCGGAGTTGACGCTAATAATGTCGTATATAATCCGAATTTGGCGGCACCTGTACCGTTTCAGGATGTACTTGTAGAGGGTGATTATCTGAATGTATTCGATGAAGATGGCAATCTTGTGACAGATAATGACGGTAATACTGTCACAATTCAACCGTAGTTTAAGGAAGAACAGACCATGGCCTTACATAAAGAATTGGTAACGACTAACTTACATAACCTTCATGCTTTTTCGTATGACGATGCCGCAGAACGAGAAGCTGTCACAACTATGACATCTTCTGATATTGGCAAGGTTGCGAGGCAGGAAGACGATGGATCGTTCTGGATACTGATTAGCAATTCTACCTTACAGTGGGCGCAGATCAGCAATCCTTGGGTTAGGGCTAATTTTGATGCTACTGCCGGTAAAACGGTTGCGGCAAGTCCATATACATTAGGGCCGAAGATTCCTGATAATGCTTATATTGTTCGAGCGTTCTATATTGTCGAGACTACTTTTCAGTCGGCTACTGATGCGGCAACCATAGCAATAGGTGTAGGAACTGATGATACAACCGGTATAGTCAATACTACAGCTATCAGTGCAGGTGGAAATGTATGGGATGCAGGTGCACATGATGCAGTTCCTGACGGTACAGCGGCCAATTTCACCACTATTTCAACAGCGGCAAGGAATATCGTCCTTACGCTTGCGGCGGAAAATCTAACTGCGGGTGAATTGAACTTGTACTTCCAGTACATTGTTAGCGATTAGGAGAATTGTTATGGTAACACCGGGACAAGGCGAACAAGTACCAATTTATCGGCCTATTGGCGATAATGCTAATGATCCGAATGCACCTGTTTTAACTTCCGAAGAAATGGGAAGATTAGGTAAGGGCTTAACGGGTGCAATAGATAGAGCAGATGCGGGACAAAATATTTTTATTGACTTGACTCGCGAGCTGACACCAGAGGAGCTTGAAGCTATCGAAGCACAGCGAAAGTTCTTTGAGTTTGCTACAGCATCAGGCGAAGAGCAGGCTATGCGAGCGCGAGAGATGTTCGAGCTGTTCACGAGTGCCAAGCCACACATTCAACAGACTATTAAGGAATCTTTTGCACCTATTGGTCTTATGCAGCAACAGGCCGCAGAAAGAGCAGGATCGGAAGTTAGGCAAGCATATGCCGCAATACCTGAACAACAGGAACGCCAGCTTTCACGTTTAGGTATTTCACCTACGTCAGCCCGATCACAAGCATTGCAGCGCGATGTGGCATTAGCCAGAGCAGCAGCAGAAGCTGGTGCTAAAACACAGGCAAGAGCTGGTGTTCGACAACAACAGCGGCAACGCCAGCTTGAAGGTGTCGCACTTGGTATGCAGGCACCGGGACCGGCATTGCAGGCAGCGGCATTAGGGACACAGGCATACGGGGCTGGTGCTGGTGGATTGGCTAGTACCCTTGGTCAGAGTGCAGGACTTACGGCACAAGCACAACAGAATGCTTTGCAACGTGCATTTGCAGGACAAGAAAATGCATTAAATAGACAACAGCAAATGGAATTGGCGCGAATGAATGAATCTATGCAGTTACGACAAGCAGGTGCCCAAAATCGCGCAGCAATGATTGGTGGGATTGGCAATATAGCTGGTTTGTTTACAGGTTTGGGTGGTCAAAGTTCATCCCGAACTTCGCTGAGTCCCTTAGATTGGTACTAAGACTAAAACGAGGATAAATACAATGGCTAGTTTTGAAGGCGCATTAGGTGCAGGACTTTCCGGTTTTGCTAAAGGGTTTACGACAGGACGCGGGTTACGTTCTAAACAGCAGCAACAGGCCTTGCGACAACAAGAAGCGGCACGTACAGCGGATCTTCAGGAACGGCGTATGGCATTGGAAGAAGCTCGTTTTGCACAGCCGACTCCGCAAACCGTATCACCGCAGGTAATTACGCCTGAAGAACAGAAGGCTATGCAGAGCATCTTAATGCTTGAGAGTATGCGCTTCATGCCGGACGGTGATTTGACTGCTCAGTTTCCCAATGTCTTGAAGCAGCTTGAAGCAGAGGGTACGCGGTTTGTTAAGCAGGGTAATCAGATTGAGATTATTATGCCGGACGGTCAACGCAAAGTTGGCAGCGTAGACATGCACCAATCCATGTTCTATCCGAAGTTTACTCATCCTAATAAGACAGCGGTTACACGACAGTTGGCTTCTATTGTGTACGAGAAGAATAGACCGAAAGAACAAGAAAAAACGCAACGTCCATATGCAGGGACTACGTTAGGAACTTCTCGAATTAACGATCTGACACAACTAAAGTTGACAGCGTTAGAAGGTAAAGATTATGCCTTAGCTGACTTCTTGCAACAAGAGATTGATCAACGGTTAGGCCGATCACAGCAGGCTATTAGACCGCCTAGTCCTGAAGATGTTCAGACAGCAAAAGAATTGGCGGCAACAGCGCGTACTCGTTCTTTAACAGACACGGAACGCGACTTCTTAATTAGGATTCGTAATCGCCAAGCTAAAACTGCTCAAGCTCAACCGGATGAGTTTGCACCATCGCCGGAAGCAGGCGCACTTACACCTGCACCTGCACCGACACCCGCAGCACCACCGGAACCTTCGGCACTTGCTCAGGCTGTTCCTACGCCACCGGCACCTGAACAGCAGGCAATGGCACAAAAGGAAGCATGGTCTAAGCTTGCAGGTGCGAATCAAATACCTATATCATTTGATGAAGTTGACTCGAATAATAATGGCGTGTGGGATGCAACTGATCAAAAGATTAAAGAAGCACTTGTGCTTGAAAATAAAGGCGCATTGAAATCAGATAGTCCATATGCTCAAAATCCTCAAACCGCACCATTAGTTGAAGAGTACAAAGCAATCTTGCAAGCGTATAAATCAACGCTTAAGAACAATGCTCAAAATGAAATTCAGCAAGCCGGGATAGGAATGTAATCATTATGGCGCAACAAGCTACAAGTTTAGGGTTTGATCCTGAAGTAGACGCTATATTCAATAATGCGCTAATGCAAAAATCGGCGGCCACACAGCCTGTTGCCATTTCTAACATGCAACCTTCAGGTGTATCTATAGGCACAGATCCCGAAGTGGATGATATTTTTGCTCGTCGTCTTGCTACAGCGAAGCCTAGACCTGCACCGCAACGAGAAGCCCTAGCATTACCACGTCCTGCCCATATGCCGGCAGTCAGCAATGTCATGACGGACGTAACGGAAGTGACAGGGACACCTTCTTTCGCAATGCCTAAGCCTGCACCGGCATCTGAGCCAACGCCAGAGATTACACCGGCAGCTCTACCGGGTGTGCCTATGGAACGGATAGAGGCACCGGCGCCGAAGGTTGAAGAAGGTAGGTTGCGTACAGATCCAGACTTCGTTATCGGCCAGACCGTTGAAGAGATAGGAAACAAGCTATCTCAAGGTATAGCGGGTACGATAGATATGGGTGCAGGCGTTGTCGAATCATTGCCGACGTTAATCAAAACATTAGAGTTTGCGCCGGGCGGTCTTGACAGAAAGGTGTTAAACCAAGTTGTTAAGGTTATGCCGGAATCTACCCGTAAGAAGTTAGATCAATCGTTCCGTACAGAAGCAGTCGAGATGGCAAACAAGTGGCGCGAAGCAGTACCAGAACCATTTAGAGTTAGCTCACAGGAATCCAATGAGCTGATAAGTGATTGGACTAATTGGAAGCCTTCTAAGTTAAAGGATCTTAATCATGTTAATCGCATGGCTGATGCAGTTGCCGTGATGTTTTTGAACAATGCGCCACGTACTATATCCGCAGCACATCCAGCAGGTGCGGCAGTGTTAATCGCAAATGTAACAGGTGATTTTGCCAACGGTCTTCGTCAAAGCGGTGTCAAGGATGAAGCAATAGTAGACAAGTATACCAATATGTTTGGACCGACAATCGGCATGATTGAGTATGCAAGCGAACGAGTGTTGATTGGTCCATTCAAGCAATTAGCAAAGACAGGTTTAGGCAAGAAAGTTGCAACCAAGGCCGTTGGCAAGGCCGCAGGTTTACTTCAGAAAAAGGCTTTGATATCAGTTCTTAAGGGTATAGGCGCAATCGAACTGGCAGGTTTAATGGAAGGTGCTGAAGAATATAGCCAGACAATGCTAGAAGGTGTTGCTACTGGATTAGCATTAACAGAATATGCACAAACATTGCCTGAAGGACCGGAACGTGATCAGGTTATGAAGCGAATTGATGCGTTAGACATTGGCACTATTAACAAGGACGCATGGAAGGCCGCATTAGCAGGATATGTGCTTGGTAAAACAACTTTTGGTGGCGGCAAAATTGCTTCTGCTATCACGCAACAAGTAGCGGGCGCACCTAAAGCGGCACCCACCGCAGAACCACCGCCTATCCCGACACAGCCGAAATCTGTAGCCGACGAGTTGATATCTATTGAACACGAACTAGCTAAGGTTAATTTTATCGTTGACGCACGAAAAAAGGCTGGCCGCATTGTTGAGAAATCCTATTTAGATCTTCAAGAAAATCTTCAAAGAATCCAGCAACAATTACAATCACAAATGCAGGAAGAAGCTGCACCTATCGAGCCAGAGCCTGTGCCTGTAGAACCTGCACCTGAAGTTGAGCCGCCTGCACCCGAAGCACCTGTAATTGAAGGCAGGTTCCAAGAAGAGCCGCCGGTTGCGGATATTCCTATGATTGATGATCTAGGTGTTTTTCAAGGACAATTAGAAGGATACGAAGAATCCGAAACTAGGTTAACTAAAGACATTAACGCTCTCGGTAAGCAATTGAAAAACACAGGTATTACTGGACGAAAAAGAGATCGTTTGAAAAATGATTATGATGCCAAACGTCAAGAGTTGCGAGATTTACAAGCTGAGTCCGAACGATTATTTCAGGAATATCGACAAGACAGACTTTCCGAAGAGCCGCCGGTTGCGGATATTCCAGAGGTTGCGGAAGAGGCTGTTCCTGAGAAGCCGCCTGAGCAGATGACGCAAGAAGAATATGAAAAAACCGAACCTAAAGGCGATGGCATTAGAGAATCCTTTGTTGCTCAAATTGGCCCTGTCGATGTGCGCGTTGTTAAAAATCCTATGCCGGAAGATTATGGTGTATTTAATAACGAGTTTGATGAGCAATATCCTGACGCGCCTAAAGGTGAACCTAAAACACGATCTACTCGTGATTCGGAAGGCAATTTATACTTATGGCTTTCGACAGATGCGATGCACGGATCAATGGAAAACTGGTTAGGCCTTAATAGAAACGTGAAAGCATCTCAAGTAACACAATTCTTGTCTCATAAATATGTTGTTTATGATGCGATTAGAAATAAAAAGCCGGTCAATGCAAAAACTGCAGAGCTTCTGCAAAAAAGTGTTCCCGATGTTTTGCAAGGCTGGACCCGCGAGGGCGACCTGTATGTTCCGCCGAAAGAAGAGCCGACGCCAAAAGGTCAGGTTCTTAGTGTTGAGCCTTCCACGGATAAATTTGGTGGTCGTGGATTTTCATGGCAAGCTGTAGATGCTTATGGGAACAAAAAAGGCGGCACGATGCCTACAAGACGAGAGGCAATGCGCGAAGCAATCGAATGGGTTTACCGAAAAGATTATGTTGAAAGTCCTGAAGTAAAAGCACTTCGAGAGCAATCGGTAAAGACAACACCTGCGGAAGAGGCTGCCGTTGCGCCTGAACCTACGCCGGAAGCAGTACCTTTCGAGGTAGAAGATGTCGTAATACAAGATAATGTAGATAAGATAAAGCAAGACTGGCTGGAACAATTATCACAGATCCCGCGTAATCATACTCGTAAAAAAGCAGCACGACTTGCACGATTTAAGAAGAAGCTGAAGAGCAAAGATAAAGCACAAGCCCAAGCAGCCAAGCAATTCTTTGCTGATGAACAACAAATGGAATCTGACTTAGAAGCATTACGGGTTAAGAAAGCGAAAGAAAAGGAGCTAGCAAAAGGAAGAAGACCGGCACTTCTTGGTGATGTATGGACTGATCCTATTCCGCAATTTATTCTCGGTAACGTTGGCAAGATACGATCATTCAGAAAGTCGCCTGATGAAAAGCGTGGCATGTATTATGATCTGATTGAGCGTATTCCATTAGTATTTAGGACTTCAAATCCGTACGCACCTACATTAGACGAGGCATTACAGGCTGTTGTTAATGCTGGCTTGTTACCAGAAAATGCTTCTATGGATGATTTAGTTACTGCTTTACAAGGCAAAGGTCGAGGACGTGTTGTTCAAGATATGCCCGATTCATATTGGGATGCTTTGCAAGCAGAAGCTGAAGCGAAACAACGTGAGTTAGAAGAACGCACAGATAAGGTAATAGCAGCCGATATGCAGGTTGGCGACACGTTTACTATCGACGGTAAGCCACATGAAGTCATAGCGGAAACCGACACTGCGCTTCAGATCAAAGGACCAGAAGAAGATATATACCTGCCGTATGAGCCTGATCTTAATGAAGAGTTTCGTATTGACAAGGGTAGTTTGAAACGACCATTCGCATTAGAAGCGGCAACAGAAAAGGAATTAGCAACCGAAGCAGAGACTCGTAGGCAACAGGCAGAGATTGAACGACGGGCTGGTGCGCCTATTGCCGGTACAGCCGGTGATTTAACGGGTGAACTGTTTGATACTCGTGAATCTGAAATGCCGCTGTTTGCCGAGGCTATACGAAAACCAACTGAACCCGCCAAGATGGAAGCACCCGTCGAGGAACCTGTTGCGGAAGAGGCTGTGCCGGTGCTGGAAGAGGTTGCAGCTAAGACGGTAGAAGGAACGCCTGTTTATGACGCAGACACAAGCGGTCAGCACTTGGAATCTATAATAGAATCTTTTGAAGCAGAACCCGACATTGAGGTTGATATTCCTGAAGGCATGCACGAACGTCGAACAATAACTCGTGCCTCAGAAGACCCTGAGTTTCGGCAGGCAGTTAAAGAAACCCGTGATGCCGGTACTAATCTTGCGGAGAATACACCGATTGCACAGAAAGTAGCAGAGGCCACAGAGCAAGCAACACAAGATGCAGCAGGATTACTTGAGGAAGCAAGAGAAACAAAGGACTCGTATGATCGTGTTGCAAAGTTGACCGGTATTCTTAACGCCAAAAACGTAGATGAAACAACGAAGCGTCAAGCATTAGAACTTGCTGCGGAAGACTGGACTGTTGCTGGTACATTACTACGTTTTGCTCGTGAGTTTAAGTTGTTGACGCCTGAAGGTAGATCAGACTTACATTTGAGAGTGGTTAAAAAGTGGATGCGAGATCGGCGTATTTCAACAGATTCACCTAAAATTAAAGCGTTGTTGAATAGAGCAGCAGAATTATTTGCTCAAGCAGAAGCTATTGAAGACGCTGATGCACGAGCGGCGGCTGTTCAAAATGTGATTGATACTATTGTCGCAGAATTACCAAGGAAAGAGAAGGCCAAGTTTTTCTGGCGTGCATATTTGTATAGCAATATGCTTTCCAGTCCTAAAAGTCATGAACGTAATATAGTCGGCAATTCTATTATGACTGGTATTCTTGCACCGGGACGCTTGATTTTTGCTGGACAACCGGTTGAAGCAGCTCGTTTTGCCATAACGTCTGTTCAAAATATTGGGCAAGCATGGCAAGAATTTCGTAATGCGATGAATAGTTATGATACATCCAAACTTTTTGAAGAGGTCGGCGAAACTACTTTAGACGAAGCAGTCAATAAACGTTTACCTGCTGCCGTTACTTTTATCGGACGCTTTCTTGAAGCTCAGGATAAATTTTTCAGCACCATACTTAAAGAGAGTGCCGCGCAACGCTTAATTAAGAAGGGCGTGACGCCAGAAGTAGCTTATCAAAAAGCTGAAGAACAAGCTCAGAAATTATTGTTCCGTCAAGAATTAGGCGAAACAATGACGGATACCACCGAGAATGTAATCAATCGTTTCTTGGATGCTTTCGGTTATTCGTTACAGAAGATGAGATCAATGCCGTACATAGGTCCATTCTTTGCGCCATTTGCTAGATTCCTTAGAACGCCAACAAAGATTGCACAAGAAGGTGTGAATACATCATTCTTGCCTTTCATTGCTGGGTTACCATTAACGAAAAATCGTATAGCAAAAGAACGGTATGGGCAAAAGTTCAACAATCTAACAAAAGAACAACAGATTTTAGTTGATGATGAAATTCGTCTTAGAACAGGGCAGGCTTTATTTGGTACTACTGTTAGCTTTATTGGTATGATGTTGGCTATAGCCGGACGTACTACGTGGGCACCACCTAGAGATCCTGAAGCTAAGAAAGCTTTTTATATGGGCAGAAAACCGTATTCAATTCGCATCGGTGACTATGATGTACCGCTTTGGACTTTTGGTCCCTTTGCCTTGGCTTTAGCAATTCCTGCAGCTATACGCGATAAAGTCGCAGATGATCCAACGTATGCAAATGCTAGCAATGTTGCTAAATTCGCAGGTGCTATCAAAGGTTTGAATCGTTGGTATTTAACACAGACACCTTTTGCTGCATTAAATGGATTCATTAACGCTATTGACATGGATGACTATTCTTTTGCGCGGAACTTTGGGTTCACTGCAGGGCAAGTTATTCCTGCAAGTGGGTTGCTACGCTACGTTAATGAATGGATAGATAGACCCTATCGTAATCCTGAGACTGCAACGCAAGCTCTTGTTAAGGATATTCCATTCTTGCGTGAGTTGCTTGGCGAATATATCCCGCCATATCTTACGCCGGAAGGTAAGCCTGCAGAACGTACACCGCTTGATATTCTGCCACCCTACTCTATAGGCAAACTCAATCCGGTATACGAAGAGCTTTATCAAGATCGTATGACTGTGTTACGTGATAGGCGAAAGAATGATAAAACGGTAGATGAAATGATTGCTAAAGTTATGACGAGGGAGTATGATCCTATGCATGTTATGGCTTTCATTTACGCCATACCGAACAAGAAAGAGCAATCACGATTAAGGCAAAGATTGACACGACGAGCGGATGTTAAGCAAGTTTTTGATCCATATTTAGAAGACACAAAACGCAGAAAGAAAACAAAACGCATACAGCGATTACGCAAACTACGAGCGCAATAAACACAACACACAGGAGACGGGCAATGAAGAAGAAACTCACACTCATAACTATCGCAGTACTGGTAGCAGGACTGGCAATAGCGGCAGGCTGGGAAAAGACACAGACCAAAACCTTTACCGGCGGCTCAACTGTCTATACGAATGCAACCGGCAGGATACCGGCTATCAAGGCTATCTTTGTTGCCATGCAGCCGGGCCGTAGCAACAATGTTACGATGTCGGTTATTCACAACAGCATTACGAATAGATTCTATATATCGAATGACGTTACAAACACAGCCGCATACGTAGACGGTGACATTAAACTTGACAGGAACGCCAAGGTGCTTATTACTTGTTCCGATACTACAAGCACCAACATGTACACGATTATGACTTGGAAAGAATAGAGCCAACGCGTTAGCCTTTTCGCGTTCTCTTCCGTGCTGGGAAGCATAGTTGTCCTCGCTTCTATGCTTCCCTTTTTTGTGCCTGCAAAAAAAGTTGAAAAAAGTTGTGGACAGAATTCAAAGAGCTGTGATACATTACCCGACAGTAGATTGATGAGGACAAGAATTCCTATACAGACACACACAAAAAGCGCACACTTTGGGCAAGAGCCTTTTTGCCTGCACTTGTTTTTGTCAATCTACTGCGAAAACCACATCAGGCATTAGGTTCTTGCCCTTTCTTTGTTGTGGGAAGATGAAAGGCGTTGACGAGTGATGACATATACGAATCCTATGGCAACTAAGGCTTATGTAGATGTGGCAACTAATACAGTCGTATCGAATGCTCTTATTGCAGGTACTGATTGGAATGAGCTTTTTGTAAGAAGCCTTTGCAGCACCTTGCTGCTATTCACAGGCATTACCATTGTCTGTTTGATACCATATTTATCAATGCTACATAAGGACGAGTGGCAAAGCAGTCCTTGGGTTTTACGTATTGGCTCACTGCTTATGGCAGCTTTAGGTTTCCTTTTTGCAACAGTAATAATCATGGGTGGTATTGGCGTATTAGTAGGTGCAATTACAATTACGGGATACTAAGATGAAAGAATGGCCGAGAATAAGAGAAGAAAAGAACGGCTCATGGGTAGTAGACTGTGGCTGGATCGACAATCACCGTAGAGTCTACCGGCGCAAGACCCAAGAATTAGCCGAGGATCTTGCCGATCACCTGCGTACACAACAGCAGAAGTACGGCGAGCAGGCAATGAACTTTTCCCTGAAACAACTCGCAACAGCGGCACAAGCCTACGAGATGTTAGGTGACGGTTCTTTACTGGATGCAGTATCCTTCTACAATCAGCACCACAAGGCAAGACACTATATTCCCAGTGCCCAGAAGGTATACGAGATGCTGCTTCAGGATATGCGGAACATGAATAGACGGCAACGTAGCATAGATACTGCAGAATGTAGCCTTAAACGGTTCCTTAAGATATGCGGCGACCGACCTGTTGATCAGATTACACCGGATATGATAGAGCATTTCCTGTCTACGAGACACACGCTTAGTCTCATCACACAGTCAAATGATCAGCGTTACCTTAAAGTCTTTTTCAATTTTGCGAAAAAGCGAGGCTTCATAGAGGATACGCCTACCGATAGACTGCAGTCACCAAGCATAGAAGAGAAGATGCCAGAGGTATTAAGCGTTGAACATGCTGAAATGCTGCTTAGAAGGGCGCAAGGATTGCCGAGAGTGCAGCTACAAGGCGCGATCTTATTATTTGCCGGCCTTCGTTCATCTGAGGCCGAGAGGTTATCCTACGGCGAAATACAGCGTTCCAGAGGTATTATACTTATTAACCCAGAGGTGAGTAAGTGCAGGCAGTCTAGGTATATTGAGATGGAAGATAACCTGATTGCTTGGCTGGATGCTACTTGGGATGCTTCTATTACGGATGATATGCTTGTTGGCAGGCGTGAGTTTGATCAGTACAGGAAGAGCTTGGTTGCTATGGTGGACGGATTAGAGTGGTCTAGTAATATCACTCGACATAGTTTTTCGACGTATCATTGTGCCAAGTACGGGAACGTAAGTAAGACTACCAGCATGATGGGCAACAGTAGCAGTGTGTTGTTCAAGCATTACCGGAACTTGGCTACGAGGGAAGAGGGCGAGGAATACTTTGGGATTATGCCATGAATGAAAAAAAACAGATAGAAGAGCTAATAGCATTTCGAGGTATTGGTGAAACGTTTACTTATATGGGCATAACAATGACTGTAAGAGGACACTTCGCTATGATGCCTATAGGTTTTAAGATTGAAGCTGTTCCATTATTACAGTGTGATTACGTAGATAAGAACGGAATAATTCACAGACATGAGTTTCATATATATGAGCTTCCCATGCTGAAAGAACAACAGGCTGCTGGCAGCACTACGACTAAACTGGTTCTTGAAGCAATGATTCCTGCATTAAACCGATTGTGGAAATCTGAATTCGAGAAGGTAATTCCTGTAGTTAATGAGGCTCTACGGGATTGCGGATATATGTTTGTGGTTGAAGGAACTGGTATTCGTGTGGTGGAAAGATGGCCGGAAGAGTAGGTAATATAACAGAAAGGACAGACAACATGACACAGGAAACAGGACTCGCAAAGGTAAACTCAATCAAGGCACTGATTAACAAGGATACAATGCGGCAGCAGATAGCAATGGCATTGCCGAAGTTTCTAACGGCTGAACGGTTCACGAGGGTGATGCTGACTATGTTAAGCAAAACACCTAAGCTTGCCGAGTGTACTCAAGAATCATTGCTTTCGTGCATGATGGATTGCGCATCTTCTGGCTTGCCGCCAGACGGACGCCTCGTGCATTTAATTCCATATGGGGATAAATGCACACTCATTTTTGACTATAAGGGTCTCATCGAGCTAGGCCGCAGGTCAGGCCAGTTGAAGGACTGGTATGCAGAGATAGTCTGCGAGAATGACGACTTCGATTACAATCTTGGACAGGTAACAAAGCATAGAATAGATTTCCGTAAGCCGAGAGGTGAGATGTATGCGGTCTATAGCTGTGCGATATTCAAGGATGACTCAAAGAGCTTCTGCGTAATGACCAAGGATGAATGCGAAAGTATACGTAAGCGTTCTAAGGCTGCTACTACTGGGCCTTGGAAAACAGACTACACTGAGATGTGTAAGAAGACAGTTATCCGCAGGCACTCAAAGACACTGCCATTGTCGGCAGAGTTTCACGACGCACTTGGAAAAGATTTTGATAGCCTCAAAGACATTGAGCCTCTGAACGTCTCGGAACCCTTGATGGCACCGCAACGTGCATCGGAGTCTACACCTGAGCCTGAGAAGGAACCGGAAACAGAAGTGCTGCCGCCTGAAGAGCCTGACGTAAAAAAAAAGTAGTTGAAGATGGTATCGCCGAACAGGATCTTAATGACTTGATAGACTTGCAGGCTAAGCTGACGGCTGATCAGATTGCTCAGTGTCGTAAGGCTGCAAAGATTCCGATTGACAAGAAGCTGGAAGACTTGACTACGGAAGAGGCCGGTAGCTTATTGTTCGAGTACATTGAGAATATCATGTCGGATAATCAGAAAGGATAGCGAGGATGTTAAGCAAGGAAGAATTGAATAGTAGAATAGTTGAGATAAAACATTTATTGAAAAAAATACAAATTGTTTCTGTCGAATTCGAGCCTATGCGCAAGGCTTTGAAACGGTTCAAAGCAGGTGATCATTCATCAGTTCGATTATATGTGAAGTGTGATGATCCATTTGCACAATTCCCTATATATTCTGGTGATACAGATATTCTGAAAAGTGCAGAAGACTTATACAACAGCCTACATATGGCGTTACAGGATGCCGAGCAAGCTACGGACGAATTCCTACAGACAATGGAAAAACATAGGGCGGTACTAGAATCTCATGTTGAGTTTTAACGAACAGACACACACGTACTACTGGAACGGTGAAGAAGTTCCAAGCGTAACACAGATCCTGCAGGCTGTATATCCTACAGACTTCAGCCATATACCTGAAGCTACACTCAAGCGTGCTCAGGATAGAGGTACATTCGTACATCAGGCTTGTGCTTTCTACGATCAGCATGACTTGGACTGGAAGTCGGTCGATCCTGTCTGTGTTCCTTATGTACGTGCGTATACATTCTTCAAGCAGGCTACGTGTTTTGTGCCTGAGAGTATTGAGCAGATGGCATACTCGGAAGTATACAAGTATGCAGGGACATGGGACAGGATAGGCCGATTATTCGGTAGGCGTATACTTCTGGACATTAAGACAGGTGTACCGTCGCCGAAAGATAAGTTACAGACGGCAGGGTATGAGTTGTTGGCGCAAGAGAACGGGCATCCTGATATAATAGAGCGGTATAATCTGTATCTATCTTCTGACGGCAAGTTCTCTTTGAGTGAGCCGTATATAAGCAGGAATGATAAGGCTATGTTTGTGGAGGCGGTGCATAAGTATTATGAGCAACGAGAAAAGGAAGCAGTAGAATGAACACGGAAATGGAAACCAAGGTTAAGCAGGAAGTCACGCCAGTATTGTATCAGGCACAGGCATTTGAAGTAACAACGGATTCTAACTATGAGGACGGCGGCAAGCTACTAGTTGCGATACGAGCTATGCGTAAGCGCGTAAAACAAGAGATAGGCCCAGCCGTAAAGCAAGCGCATCAAGCTTGGAAAGAAGTGAAAGCTTTGGAAAACAAGTTTGATAAGCCGTTAGACCAAGCTGAAAGGCAGGTCAAGGCAAAGCTTGCTGACTACAAGATGCAGCGAGAACGTGAGATTCAGGAAGCGCAGCGCAAGGCAGAAGAAGAGGCTATGCGCAAGGCTGAAGCTGCACGTCTCGAAGAGGCCGAAGCTCTGGAAAAGTTCGGATCGGACAAAGCGGCTGCCGCTATCCTCGAAACGCCTATTGTTCCCGAAGTTGTTAAGCCTGTCGAGGAAGCACCGCAGGCCGAGGGTGTCAGTACAAGACAGATATGGAAGGCTGAGGTTGAGGATATGAAGCTGTTGTGTACTGCGATAGCCGAGGGTAAGGCGGCAGAGAATTGTGTTAAGCCGGATACAAAGGTGCTCGGACAATTGGCAAAGGCGTTGAAGGGCAACATGAATATACCGGGTGTCAAGGTGTATAGCGAGACTTCTGTTGCGGTACGAGGATAAGGTTATGCCAGATGCATTCAATGTTGAGCCATGTCCGCAATGCAAAGCTATTGCAGGACAGTTGTCGGGATTAACTGTAGCATGCATGGGTTCTAAAAATAAACATGGTCGATTGCTGGTTGCGGTCATTTGTCAGTCATGCGGATATCAAGGACCAATATGTGAAATTCATTATGCCAATGCAACACAAGAGCCATGGGACGGTTTTTGGTCTGTTGCGGTTAGAGGGTAGGGTTATGCCAAACGATAACTTATTGCTTTATATTCGACCCACACAACCAGCTAGCAAGAAACCAGTAGAAGATGAGCTTACAGCGAAGATGAGAGCATTGCTTGCTGTAGCACAGAAAGGTACGTGCTGGCGCGGATGGCATACTTGTGTATGCGGCGAGCATAGTACAACGTATGATTTAGTGCTTCCTGATGGAACTATAACAAACAGTCTTGCTGTACATTATTTAGCATATCATCGTGATGAGGTTCCTGAATCTGAAATAGATAAATTGAACAGGATTGACACAACTTCTGTTGCGGTTAGAGGGTAGGGTTATGAATGTCAAAAACGTAGATATGTTGATTCAACGAGCAAGCAACAATCTAAAGAAATGGGGAAAGCAAAACGTTGAGACGCTTGGGCTTGCTGTTGCAGAAGAAACAGGGGAACTTGCTCAGGCAATTTTGCAACATAAACACGAAGGTGGAAATGAAGATAGGATTTACGCTGAGGCTATAGATTTGGGGGCACTGTGCCTTCAGGTGATGGAACATTGGAACGGAGATCATATTGCCTAACGTGTAGATGAGCGGCGGTACTCCGTCCGCTCCAACTTATGATTAGAAAGGAATTAAGTATGAACAGTAGACTAAAATTATTTGGCGAAAAGAAGTGCAGCATATCTAGCACGAGAGGTATTATTGGGATTGACCTTGGTCTTGTTGCACCAGTCGAGAAAATCGGCTACGCGCACGTTGATCTTGATGATGCTAGGATCATGTCTCAAAAGGCTTTGAAATCGCTCAACAAATTCTTGGTACTTCCACGGGAAGTCGTCAGGGCATGCAGCTTGTAGCTTAGGATATTCACGTTCAGAAACAAAAAATACAGGTTTTTGCATGATATTCCTTTGGTCTTTTAACGTATGGATCAGCGGCGGTTTATCCGTCTGCTGGATTCTTTTGTTGACTTGATTGTGTATCAGGAGGTGTAGATTGCGAACTCAAACCGATGTTGACATGAAGCCTTGTTTTACGCTGAAGGTCGGCTATGCTTTGCTCAAGATGCGAGATCCTGTATTGGTTGGATGTATCCTTCGCTTGGAGATGCGCATTCTGCTTTTGAAGGCGAGCAATTTCTTTTTCCAATGCAAAAATATATTGACGCAGTTCTACATTCGCTTGCTGTATTTTAAGCGTCAAATCTGGTTCTCTATTCATTTATGGTTCCTTAGTTTATAGTCAACGACAAGTCTCAGGCGCGTGTATCCACGTCGTCTGTAGACGCTGGTTTGAGGGTAGGATTATGAAATTTGTACGGATGATACAAGAAGGGTCGGCTCTGTGGAAGCGTGAAGAGAGATGGCGTAGGCAACGTGTCCCGTTGATGACTCTGGAACTTGCCGAGTACACGCGAGATGAATGCTTGCTTGCAGCCGCCCACTGTGAGCATATAGAGCCTGAACAGGTTGGCGTTGTCGGTCTGCTGCTGTGGCATAGGGCTGCTCGCGGTAAGGTGACGTTAGAGCAAGCCTTGTCGCGATACGAGTTAAAGGAAACAACATGATCTTAGCCATTGATCCCGGTACATACCAGTCGGCATATGCAGTCCTAGATTATCGCTTGCCGAAGATAGAAGACTTCGGACTTCTTTCTAACGAAGATATGCTGCCTGAGTTGTATAACATATGGCCTTTTGTCGCCGTCCTAGCCGTTGAAATGGTTGCCTCTTACGGTATGCCCGTCGGCAAGTCTACATTTGAGACAGTGTTCTGGGCTGGCCGGTTCTGGCAAGCCTCACGAGCTGGCAAGAAGATCAAGATATACCGTCAGGATGTAAAGCTGCATCTATGCAAAAACCCAAGGGCTAACGATAGCACTATTAGACAGGCTATAATAGACCATTACGGCCCGACCAAGGAAGAGGCTATAGGCGGCAAGAAGTGCCAGCGTTGTAAAGGTAAGACATGGGTAGGCAGGGACCATGAACCGTGCCCTGAGTGCGATGCTACAGGCTGGAAGCATAAGCCGGGACCACTGTACGGTGTAAGCAAGGATGTATGGGCCGCTATAGGTGTAGGATTAACAGCACAAGCACAGCTTAAGGACAAGGCAGAAGCATGAAAACTGTATGGTATTGTCGAGACAAGGACGGTATCGTTACCGTATGGGACGGCACCTACGAAAGACCAAGGTATTACAAGTCCAGAGGGATGTGGGAAAAGCCTGCTAAGAGTAATGCAAAGCTACTGGACGATGATCAATACATGATTGCAAAGCGGTACGGTGAACGGAAACGGATCAAAGCAGGACAGGCAAAGCTTATTCAGTTAAAGACAGCTTCTGCTGAAGTATCCTGATCTCTTTAGTCAGCCGATCAATTTCAACAGTACATTTCGCTATAACTTTTTCCTGTCTTGCCATGATCAGAGCCATTTCAGTTACAGTATCCCGCGAAATAGACTCTACCCAGCGGGAAGCAATCTGCTGCCCTCTAATGATAACGTCTCTATCGTCTGTTTGTACGTTCAATTCTTTCATTCTCTATGAACTCACTCATGTTTAACGGATGTCTATCGTACCAACCTGTAAGCTGTAGCAGTGCCCATCCACCGAGAGAAGCTACCGTTCTATTCTGTTCCTTCGCTACCTGTTTAATGTACGGTAACGCCTCTTCCGGTATACTGATGGATATCTGCTTCCATTTCATCGTTACAGTATATTACTGTATATTACTGTACGAGCGCAAGAAAAAAGATTGAAAAATATAGGGTTTATTGCTTGACTCTGGTATTAAAGTTTAATAAACTACCGGACAATTGAAAGGGGTATGGCATGAAGAGACTACGCAAGAGAGAACACGGGTGGAAGCGGATATCTGCAAGCATTAGCCTGCAGTCTTACCTGCTTCTGGATCATATCACTAAGCTGACAGACAACAACAGGTCTGCGGCAATCGAGGACGCTATTAAGATCGCGTACAGGGATAAGATCAGGCGGCAGAAGGGGGTGCTATGACATTCACCAACATCCAACTATTCTCAATGGGCCTCGCCGTGATCATCCTCGGCATACTGTACGTATGCGCGTGTATGGTCGATGACGGTGATAATAACAAGGACGGAACACCATGAAAGACCTATTCGGCGTAGAAGTTTCGGACATAGCACCGGCAAAGAAACAACGCGGCCCATACCAACAGTGGAAGTTCGACAACAGATATCGCCGTTCGATACCGGGCGGGAATAGATGCAAAACGTGCAAATGGATGATCGCAAAACAAGCCTATAAACGATATTACAAATGCAAGTTGATGGGCGTCAGTAATTGCGAAACGACGGACATACGGCTGGGAAATGTATGTGACAGATGGGAAGGCAAACCATGACCACAACCGAAAAGATCATCACCGCATTCGTCGGCCTGACGTTCATTATGTTCGGCTGCATGGTACTCATTGAACCGGTGTTCGGGACGTGTGACGCGGCCGACTACGTAACGCTGTGGCTGCCCAGCGGCCTGATGCTGGGGCTGGCGGGGATGGTGCTTTTTTTGATTGCGATGGAGGAGTGATGGGATGATGGTAACAACGCCGGGAAGCCGGTCAACGGAGGGATGACATGGACGGGAATGAATGGGTGTCGGAAAAGACAAAGGGGAAATCATGAAATATGTAACTGTTGTTTCCTGCTGTCTGATAAACATTGTAGCTGCATGTCTGGTGTGTACAAAATCGTGTAACAACGAGACTGTAGTTCACCAAGATATTCCACTCGTTTCATTGGATGGATACCCCTATGAGGTCATAACGCTGGCAGAGATGCGGGCGCGTGTCGAGATAGAAGTTCCGTCCGATAAACTAAACAATATGATTACCTTTACCTCAATCATCAACGGAAAGAAATCAGTGTACGGATACATCATGAACAGTGGGCATGTAATAGACTTGCTTGACCACACAGTAGCAACGAATATACCAGCGATAAACAAGGATGATTAACAACGCCGGGAGGCCGGTCAACGAAGGGAGGATGACATGAACATAGAAATGCAAGTAGAATATAAAACCGAGGATGTTTTGGAATTGATCAAAGCGGATTTTCAATATCGCTTCAAGAATACAATTCCGAGAGGATACGAAGTGATAGCAGAAGAAAGGTATAGTACATTCAGAGTTAAGATTAGGGAAATTCCAGAACCTGAACCTGAACCACGAGAACCGATACCTGAACCTGCCGAAGTAGATTTGTCAGAATAACAACGCCGGAAAAAGCCGAGTGGCCGCCCGGTCAACAAACGAAAGGGACAGATAATGGAGGAAGAAATCACAGTTAATGGAGAGAAATACATAAAGGCAAGTTCCATACAACAACAAGCCGAACCGATGGAGGAAATGCCTTATGTCATCGTACGCACATATTCAGCAGGTGTATTTGCAGGATACCTTGCCCAAAGAGACGGCAAAGAAGTCACGATAAAAAAGGCCAGACGTTTATGGTATTGGTCTGGTGCAGCATCCCTTTCTCAGCTTGCAATGGAAGGTGTAAAAAATCCGGGTGCCTGTAAGTTTCCGTGTGAGGTTGAAACCGTAACTTTACTGGATGCAATAGAGATATTAAATATCACTCAAGCAGCAAAAGACAACATTGCAAAGGTGCCGATATGGAAAATGTAAAAAAATCGGGCTATGGCTCTGGCGCTGGCTATGGCTCTGGCTATGGCTCTGGCTCAGGCGATGGCTCAGGCGCAGGCGATGGCTCAGGCAATGGCGATGGCGATGGCTCAGGCGATGGCTCAGGCGCAGGCGATGGCTCAGGCAATGGCGATGGCTGACTAAAACGCCGGGAAAAGCCGAGTGGCCCGCCCCGCCAAAGCGCCATACTGCACTTATATCACTGACGGGTTTATTGATGCTGAGTGCAGAACTCAAAACACAGAACGGCGCGGAGGCGGGGCTTACCGGCACTAGGACGGGAGAACAATATGGAAAACACGAAAGAATGTGCAACGCATCACCACGCCTGCGATTGCCGCGAGCAGAAATTTGCTGAGATGGCGGCAGAGAACCGCAGGCTATGGAAACAGTTGCAGTACGCGAACGGCAAATTGAGCGAGGCCATGCTCAAAATGGCTGATCTGCGCGACATTATCTGTAATCCTAACGACCAAGTTGAGCGGCCTCAGAAGGCCAGCAAAGGATAAAACGAATGACTACACAACAGACTCAAGAACAACCAGAAACGCGGCCTTCTGAGGTACGCTCGGACTCCTTATTGGGTTGCCCGTTTTGCGGGACAACAGACGTTCAGATGAAAACATCCAAGGTGGTGTTCTGGGTGCAGTGCAACAATACAAATTGCTTCTGCTCAATGGGTGGTGAGCGCACTGAGGCGGCTGCCGTCAAGTCATGGAACAGAAGGCAACCCAACAGTGCAGTAGACAGAACGGACCAACAGACTGCCACGGTGACGGGCGGGAAAGGATTATGATGATACACTACGCTGAAACAGAATACGGCTTTGAATACGGTGCTGCCAAAGTCACAAGAATCACTAGCGATAAAAAAAGGAAATGGATCGTGCTCGGAATCGAAACGCCAAAGACCAGACTGCAAGTTTATGTTACGAAGACCGGCAAGGTGCGGGTGCATTCTGAAGGTGCTGAGTGGTTTCCTGAGAACACGCCGCCGGGCGGGAAAGGATGATCATGAACAAGAAACTATCAAGAGCCGAACGTGCCGGACGTGCAACCGGCGAAGCAATAATTGAAATGGTTCATCTGATGTACCAGAACAACACTGCGGCGAACTTCTGGCGCGGTATTATGTCGGTGCTAGATGCTCATGTAAAAAAGGTGAAAGGACCACGATGAAACTCAACTGGACAAAAGACAGGTCGACCGCTGAAGAAAAAAAAGGTACATGTCACCCCCGGCGTATCAAGGCCATTGTTCGACAACACGCACTGCAACATATCAAACCATTGCGGAATGCCAAACTTGTAGATGCTCATGCTGTCAATAGGTTTACGATCAGCGTCACATTTCAGCATGACGGATACACGCAAACACAGATTGTTGGCACGGGAGTTCCGTTACCGAACAGCACGCCGAACATAACTGACCAACCGAAAGCCACGCCACCGGGCGAGAAAGGATGATGATGAAGTGGATTAAAAAATATAAGATGTGGAGGCGACGAATTGAATGGAAGCGAAAATATCCAGACCCCTTAATTGTGTGTTATTTGGCGCATGATTGTCCTCATGTAGACGGATTCTTATGTAGTCCGCGTGATTGTAGTATGCTGAATAGTAGTATTAGGCCCAGCAAAGAATGGCCTCAATATCAACCGACCGCCACGCTGCCGGGCGAGGAAGGATGATGATGACAATGAAAATAGGTGAACTGGTCGAAGAACTGGAATCAGAAAATGCCGCGTTGAAGGCTGAGTTGAAGGCCGCGTTGAAGGCGATGCGGAACCGAACACCCGCGCCGATCAACTGGACAAAAGACAGGCCGAACGCTGAAGGGTGGTACTTCTGGCGACGGGCGAAAAATGTGAACGACATCCGAAAATGGCTCGTTTACTTTGTGGAAAAAACACCGCACGCACCAGTCTGGCTGTTTGAAATACAGTGTAAAGTGCCGAGGCCAAAAGGTGGCTGGTGGGCGCGGATCGAAACACCGAAAGGATCATGACCATGCCGACACTCAACTGGACAAAAGACAGGCCGACCGCTGAAGGGTGGTATTTGTGGCGAAAAAACAAGACAAGTCACCCCAGCTTTTTGCACGCTTACTACGTGGAACTGTTCCGAAGCATTTTGATGTTGATCGAAGCAGGTAATGAAATATCATGGCCGTCAGGCGGCTGGTGGGCGCGGATCGAAACGGGCGATACGACGGCGGGAGGATGACTATGACCAACATCATTCAGCCACCATACCACGATATATCAGCCGGATTCCCTGACGGCAGCGTCTTGACACTGTGCGGGCAAAAGATAAGAACGGATGCCAACAGAATGCAGAAACTTTTCGATGAATCAGATTGTACTCAAATCTGTTTATACTGCGAGAGCATCAAAGCGGATTTGAATAACACAACGGCGAGAGGATCATGACCATGCGATTCTTCATTGCATTTATACTAATAACATTCTCACCACTTCATCCTGAACCTGTAATATCTATTGGCTGTGCTTTGGTTTTGTGTTTATCGAAAATACACGATACTATGGTTGAGATACATCGAAAGGACGTGAAGAAATGCGAACCGACCAACCAAAAACCATCCCTGCAATCTGCGCGGCATGGCTGATCGCCAACGGATACGATGGCCTGTGCGATCCGACTATAGACTGCGGATGCAGCGTTATCGACCTGATGCCCTGCGACACACCGGGTCTGAATACGTGTGTGCCAGCACATAAAGAGCTGCAACCGGACGGTGACTGGCTGATGTTTCCGGGGAAGGCGAAGAAAACTGAGAAGGGCGAGGTGTATGAATGACAAACAAACCTGAAATCATAATGCTGCAACTTAAGACATGCCCAGTATGCAACGGTAAAGAACAATACCTGCCTTGCTCACGATGTAACGGTCAGGGCCAGCTTGTAATCATTCCGAATGAATACCGGACTATGCCCGAAGACCTTTGGGATAGGGCGAAAGAACACGGAATCACAGGTTAAACGTCGTCTGAGTCTCTGACCTAGGTTCAGGCATGGGTAAGACCTTTCTAAGCCGCTGTAGCACGTCCTGCGCCTTCTGCGCGTCGGTTAATTTCCATAGGAACATCCACCTGCCATGACTGGACTCTTTTTTGGCCGGGACTACGCCGTCTTTTGTTAGGCCGCATCGCGCTAGTATTTTCATGGCGGCTCCTCTGCAGTTGGGACTTGTACACTCAATATGATGTCCATCTTCAGCAGTTACATGTCCTTTACGCAACGCTTGAATCAATAAGCAATGAATCAATAGTGCTGTTTCGGGTCTGTTGCGTACAATTCCGGAAAGCCAATTGTATGTTTTCTCGTTTTGCATTTCGCCCTTTCTCGTATGGAATATGTGTAAATGACTGCCAGCGGGAGCCTGTTAAAATGTGCGCAATGGCATTTGGTCTAACTTTTCCTATGATATTTGCAATTTGTTGACGGGTTTTGCCTTGACAATAGAGTTCCAAAATTTTCAATACATCCTTTTCTGTTAATTTAGATTGACCATTGTGCGAACCCTGATTATTTCGATACCGTTTTCCTTTTTTATATTTAATTTTTGTCAACCATGACCAATTTTTGCCTCTAATAATTAAGCCAATAGTTTCTGGTAGTATATCGCCTACTTTTCTAGCAATGGCGGCATGACTCATTCCTGCTTGATGTAAATTCGTAATTTGGCGAACATCATTCTCGGTCAATTTAGCGTTTGCGGACTTTTCGCCTCGCTGATGTGTTCCATGCCTAAGTTTATCTTTCTCATTGTTTTTCGGCGTATCCCAACGTAAATTGTCCAGCCGATTATCATCGCGTATCCCATTATTATGACAAGTTTGCATTCCTTCTGGGTTTGGCCCAACGAATGCTATAAGTAGAAGTTTATGGATGAAATAACTTTTTTTTCGTCGTTTGTTTGTTAAACATATACGCCTATAACCACGGCGACAACTTCCTCGCATTACCTTGTTTCTTTTATGCGACCACACCCTCCCATCATCAGACACTTTATATAAGCCCTCATATCCCACAACATCACGCCAATCAGCCATGATACACCTCATAAAAAAAGACCCTACAGGGATGGCAACAGAATATCCGACAAAAGGCGGAATTCAATCCCTATAGGGTCAATGTTTTTTTGCAGAGACATCGAATATTCTGTTGCTGTATCAAACATGGCAGAAAGTATTAGTCATGTCAACAAGTTTTTTCAATTAGTCCAAACTTTTTGGCATCTGTGTCCGCAAACCGTACATTTCCAACGAAAACCGACATGTTTTCCCTGTCCGATATAGTCCTTGATCTGTAATGTATGCGTTTTGCATTTGTAACACGCCTGATACCGTTGTTCTTCTTTGATTGGCGTAATATGAACTTCACCGTCCTTTGTCTTGCGTAAATCCAAGGTCACTTGTAATTCACTTGAACAGTATGGACATTTAATCATTATCTTTCCCTCTCATTGCCCGTATATGGCGTTAAAGCGTCCCGAACGTATGTCGGCCTATGATTCGCCTGTTTTGCAGCTTCTGGCCCCACTGTGGGTTGCACAGAGCCGGAGCATAGTAGTGATTCCAGTCATTCATCGGCTGAAATGTTGAATTTAACATGCTCTTTGCTATTTGTTGGCATTGCCGCCAGCTTTTCCCTCTCGGTGGTTTCGGCATTTTCTCAGGGTTACGGTTGTTCCATACCGAGAACTGTTTCGGCGCAAGTATTACCTGCTCAATCCTGTTTGTGTCACCGGCAGCTCGATTGTATATCACGCTCGCAACTGCCAGCTTTCCTATCGGTGGTTCGCCGCCTGCTTCAAGCCAGAGTGTGAGTGCTATCAGAAGTTCTAATTTCATGCCGACCGCCTTTCTACTTTCTTCAAGTATTCCCAAACCGGGCATTTTTCGACGTCACACGGGACTTTATTTGCATAATTCCATTGTTCATGATGCGTACAATAATCATCCCTTTCGTTATATAATCGTAGTTTGCAGAACTTCCTGAATGTATCGAATTCCATTTCAGCACGTTTCATGTCATTCACCCTTCTTCTTTTCCAGTGCGCGGCTGATAGATACAGCCAGAATAAGTAATCCGACGCAAATTGCAAAGAAGAACGGTAGACATTGCAGGAAAAAGTATAGCTTTAGAAAGATCATGCCGAACCCTTTCCCTGTCTCTTAATCCGTGCCTCTTCCTGCTTCCGTGCCCATTCTTTGTCGATCAGCTTCCGGATAACCGCATTCCTGCTTGAGCAGTCCTCTTCGACAAACAGATCCAGTGCCTGCAGGCGTTCAGTTGTCTGCAGGTCTATGCTTAAGATGATTCTTTGCGTTTTCATTGTGCTTCTTCCCTTTCTATGAATTTGAAAGTCCGTTTCTTATTGTCGATTGAATATTTATGCTGCCAGCACACCTTGTGCCCGTCTTTGTCTTCCCAGACAGCTCGATTCAAGCATTGATGTGGTAGTTCAGCACCATAATTCCAAGAATGTGTAATAACTTGGCATCTGATAACTGGTATTTTCTTCCAGCTCATTGTCTTTCGTTCCTTCCGTTTATATCCGCATCTGCATCAATACGCCGTAACACATATCCGCTACATTAGTCGGTTCAACTTCTATCGGTTGAAGTTCACCGTAGAAAGTCAATTTGACGCCAGCAGTATGTCTTCTTCCGTCATTCATAGCCTCTTGCATCTCGGCAAGAAACTGCGCGTTAATTGCTGACCTTTCAATCGGTGTCTTGTTCAGGTTTTCACTTAATCGCGGCATAACTTCCGACACTTTTGGATATGGATCAATAGGCAAGTCTGCCTGTGGCCGAATGATCCGGTCCTCGGTCTGCGTCCATCTCTTTCGTAGTTTTATACTCATCTCGTATTTGTTGAAGTTCCTTTTGCCGAGTTTTTTCTTCATCGCTCTGTGTGCAATTCTCGCAGCTTGCAACAAGGACGGATGTATAAACTCTGAGTTGTCACCTTTCTCTAGCTTAATCGGAACCGCTACGTATCTGCGCCCGTCTGTTGCTTCCAGTGCTGGGCATTTCAAGACAGGATGAGCCTTGTTTATGTGCAGGTGGTTTAATATATGGCGGTTCGGATCTGTTGATGCTATCTTCTCAAGTTTGTAATTCGGGTTGATCTTCATTTCTTCCGTTCCTTATAACTCAGCAACCTTGATTCTCTGTTCTTCGGGAGATAACTTAGCCCATTGTTCTCTTGTATTTACTCTATTCAAATCTTGCAAGTGTTTCAACCTTGCTTCTTTTTGTGCCTCTGTCGGAAATTCTTTACCATATGCTAGATGGTTCAGCCTGTCTGATCTTAATCTTGTCATTCTCTTTACTCTTTCTCGTTTTATGTTAGTTAGTTTTCCAGTGTTAGTACAAATGCTTCTGCTCTTTGGGCTGCTGTTGCGTTCCAACTAGGGATGCCTGCTTTACGGGTTATGCTGTCAAGTAGCGTGTCGTACTTATCATGCTGTTCGATAGTCTTGAATTCTTCAAACTCATGACAAGCGTTCAGATCGTTGAGATAATCAAGAATCATAACTGTTCTACCATCTAACTCCCCCATTAAGCTACTGTATTTAGAATATCGCCCGATATTCTTGATACCGCAATGTTCAGCAACCTTTACTCGCTTTTCCTCATCCGTCAGCTTCGCATATTCTTCTCTTGTCATTTCTTCCGTTCCTTTTACATTATCCACGCAATAGCACAACCTATCAGCATGGAAATCGCCAGTATGCCGGCAAGTATAATTACAACTTCTACCCAGAGCAGATCCTGCAGGAACTCTTCTAGGATTTCGATGAGTTCATACATTCTGTTCCTCTTCCCAGCAAAAGACCTTATCATTCAGGTCTGCGGACAGATTCTCGTCGTATTCCTGCCAGATCCTGACAATGAATTCACCCGGTTCTTTTTCCGAGTGCGCGTCCTCGTAGCTGTCGTATTTTCGCACTTCGTCGATATGCACGCACTCTTCCGAGCAGTCGTCAAAGTTTCCGACAAATCTTATGCCTGCCGGTTTTGCTGTTGTGGTGTACGCTCTTGCGTATTGCATTGTCTTTCCCTTCTGCCGGGCAAGCGTTCAACCTGCCCGGCTCTTGTCCTGTTCTGGTTAGTTATCCACACAGCTTTGACATGCTGCGATGATCCAGTCATGTGTTGCGGAAATTGAACCGTTGACCTGAAAATATCGGTTTCCTATTCGTGCATAGCAGCCCGTTATGTCACCGTCTAGTAATTCTGCCATTTTGAAAGATTCTGTGTGACCGGCGCGCTTCCATTGTTTCGGTGGCAAGACTTCCAGCATTTCAATAAACCGCTCTTCGGTTATTTCTTGCGCTTGTCCAACTTTATAGCTTGCATGTCTTGCTTTGTCGATCTGTTCGCAAGCGTCTTCAAAAGGCATTAACTCTGCGCCGGGATAACGTGTTCGAATTTCTTCAAGCGTTTCATGTTGGTATAAACTGCGGCCAGTGTTTCTTGCCATGTCTACAATTCTTGTGTCACCGGGTACATAGAAACACATTGTCATATTGTCGATCTGTTCTGCTAGTGTCATTGTTTTGCCTCGCTTTCTTGTGTTATTTGTCGGTTATCTCTTCCACGCCGGATCATATGAGAACGGGATGTCATACCATAAAGAACCGTCTATTTGCGATTTGAACCGCGTAACATTTTGCTTGAATTCAAAGTCTGCAATCAGTTTCCGCGCTTGTTCGCAGTCTTTCAAATACAAGTCCGTTTCGTGATGATCCATTTCTAGTCCTGCCGCTTTTGCCTGTTCATATATTGTCATGTCTTGCCCTCGCTTTTTTGTTGTTTGTTAAAACGCAACTATTCCGTTTTCGCGCATACTTAAACAATCTACTTCTCCGTCTTCATTGCGCCCGAGAATGCAATGATCTAGAATCTTAATATCTACGATTTTCCCGGCTTCTACTAGTTGCCTTGTGATGTTGATATCTTCCGCGCTTGCCGTCATGTCTCCGCTCGGATGATTGTGAACAAGTATAATTGCCGCTGCGCTGTTCACGATTGCAGGCCTGAAGACTTCTCTTGGGTGTAACAATGATGCGTCAACTACTCCCAAAGTAATCATAACGCGCCCGCTCTGTATTAACCCGTTTTTTGTGTTCAGGCATAGTATATGTACTGATTCTTGCGCAAGGTCTGCCATATCTGCGCATACTTCTTTGACGCTTTCCGGCGTGCTTATTCGTTTCGTCGGTCCGCTTTCCCGTACTAATAGCGGCAAGTTGACGAGTGCTGTTTGATACATATATTCCCCGCTTTCCGGCAAGCCTGCCCGACGTAGTGCCGGGCAAGCCGTGCCTGTTTTGTTATGCTGCCTTTTCGTTTTCCTTTTCAATGGCTTCTGTCTGCGTAATATCGAACACATAACCGGTAATAAATCCTCGCAGGCTTTCCCGTTCCTCGTCCGTTTCTTTTGCCTTTTCCTTTATGAACGTCGGCACGAATACGATAAGTCCGCGCTCGCCTTTTCTAACCGTGCGCCCTTCTTTTTTCCAGTCGTCAAAACTGGCGCAAAGTGTCGCGTCTCTTTTCTGGAATGCAATCAGGCATTGATTCTTTACGCTGTAAAAGCTACCGTCCGTAGCTTTCCTGATCTGCACTTGACTTGCGAGCCGTTCCCGGTCGTGGTCTGGCATTGCTTTGAGCTGTTGCGCTAGTGCTCTGATCTTTTCCTTTTTCTCTGCTCGTTTCTTTTCTTGTGCCGGGCTTAACTTTCTGCGTGCCTTTTTCATTGTCTGCTTTCCTTTCCGTGTTATGCAACCCGCATTATGTCTTTTTCCCGAATTCCACCGCTTGCCTTTTCATCTATGCGGTATTTATTATGCCCGTTGTCCCGGTATCGTTCCAGAATAATGCCTTTTGTGCCTGTTATCGTGTCAATCATCGGCAAGCCGACCGCATATTGATACGGCGTGCTTTTGCCTCTGCTGTTGTATAATTCTCGGTTGATTTTATTGCCTATATAATTGCGCTGCCATTGATTCAGTGGCTTTGTCCGTACCAGTTGCGCGAGTGTCACTGTTGGTATGTCGTTTTGCATTGTCTGCTCTCCCGTGTTGTTAATTGTTCGCGTAATATGTGTACGTTTCCGGGTTCTGGTAAAAGTGATTTTCGGCAATAATGCCCTTAACGTATGCCCGTAACGCCTTTTCACCGCGCTTGTTGGCAAGCGTTATATTTTCCGTCGGTCGGTTGTATATTGTCCATATGTTTCGGCTAGTTTCATATCCGGATAAATGCGTTGTTTTAATATCCGGCTTGCGTCCCTTTCGGAACTTGATTTCGTACACTGTGCGCGTGTCTCGATCGTGATCGTCAAGATATATTGTGAGCTGCCCTGTCGAATATGTTCCGTCGCCACGCCACCATGTCCACATGTCAGCCTTTTTTGCCAAGTCTATGGCTTGTGTTAATGTCTTCATTGCCTGCCTCCCGTGCTTAGTGTTACCAGTTAATCCCAGTTTCAATCTCTGCCGCTAAGTCGATAGAATTTCCTGCAAATGGCAAATAGATAACAAACTCATATCTGTGTTGCGTTTCGTCGGTACGCTCACACTCATAGTATCCACGCCAATAATCAGAAGCGCATATATCATGTATTTCGCAGTCTATAATTTCAGACTCATCTTTCGACAGGTACACTGTGCCATATGCGACGGAATCGCAATTATGTTCTTCGTCCGTGCATTCATTATCCGCGCATATGTCTGCGCTTTTGTCTTCGAGCCATTGGGCGAGTTCTTCTGCTTTCTCTGTGTCTGTGAATTTCATTGCCTGCATTGCCTGCCTCCTGTGCTGTTAATGATTGTGACTCTGTTCTGTTCCCGAAAATCAAGCCCAGTTTACCCGCTGGGCATCGGGCTTGTGGTTTTCAAAATCTGATCTGCCGCCCGAACCGCACAAGCGGCTTGCCTGAACCGTCGCACCACGGCGGAGCGCTTGCCTGCGACTGCATGTCAATCACCTGCAGGTTTTCCACCTCTACAAGCCGGTTGATGAAACGCCACGGAATGCCGTGCCGTCGACCAGATATTGATATAAGCGTTCCGCCGGCAGGATCTGACTCAATCGCCAGTTGATTACCAGATGAGGTGGTCCAGTATCCACCACCGGTGGCCGTGGCCGTGTAGCCACATACCACGCCGCCATCGAGCCGACGGAATCCGTGCGGTTGGTCGTACCATTCGGCATGTTCGGATTTCATCGATTCAACTGCTTGCCGGGTGATTGCCTTCGTGGTTTTGATTGTTGCCTTCATTGTGTGTCCTCCCGTGTATTATTTGCTTTCAGCGTCCGCAAATGCCTCTTCCCATGTTTTTCCGCGCCCTGTAATAATATACAAGGGCATAGGCCCGCGCTCAATAGTGCCCACTTCGCATATAAATTTATTGCTATACGTCCGTGCACGCAAACCGTACATTTTGCGTGCCCGCTTCAATGCCTGTTTATCTGTCATTGCCTGTCCTCCCGTGCTGTTAATGATTAACTCTGTTCAACTGCCAACTAATACATGCACCTACTGTGCCAAGCGTAGAGATATGTAGAGATATGTTTCAGGCAAGATATGCAAGATGTTGGCAGTCAGGGAATTAAGTTTATGAATCTTTTTACTGTTTTCTTTTTGTCGGTTTTCGCAACATACGATTATTAAACTATTATGAGCGCAAAAAGAGATCACTTCTCAGATTATCGCCAAAATTTTGGCGCTTGTGAATTGCAGATTCTTGCAGTTTTTTCTTGCGTTCGGTATAAAGTATAGTGTACTCTTCCGGCATGTTGATACGGCAACATTTCAAAAGGGCAATTCTGCTATTCCGATAAACTGCAAACCATTGGAAGGAAACCGCTTATGAATAACGATGTCGTAAAAGTGCAAAAACCGCGAACTAAAAAACTGGCCAAAAAGGACTTCAAAGTACAGTTAGAGAAAATACTGCAAAAGGCTTTGCCTGAAGAGGATATGCAAGTGCCGATGGAAAGATTCTTAAAAGCGGTTTTACCGAAGGCCAAGGCTCGCGTTAGGTCGCAAATATGCAAATATCTGATTAGCAGGCTGCACGGTAAAACATACCGAATAGCTGCAGAAGTGTCTGGCGTGCAATGGCCTACAATATCCTCATATTGTGGCATATATCCGACATTCCGAGAGTTGATACGTGCAATTGATGATATGTATAATACTGTACGACAAAAGCTTAGAGAATCCGAAGCCGAACGCAGAGCGGTTGAGGGTTGGACAGAAGAGATACCGGTTAAACATGGCACAATATTGGTCCACAAGAGTAGTGATAGGCTGATGGAATTGCTCTTGAAAGCGAACGACCGAGAGAAGTACGGTGATCGGCAAGAGATCGAGCACAAAGGCGGTGGCATGACTGTCAATATCGGCATTCAGACCGGCACAAATGCTACTAATCCGCTACTTGAACAGGATAAAAACAGTCAAGCCATTGACGTATAGACACTTAGCCGCGGATTATATATCCGTAGAAACGGCAAATTCATGAAAATAGCGGTATGCGCGGGGGTGGGGGTGGGGGTGCGGGACCAACCGGTACCGTTCAGCAGGCACCCTGTCGCACGTATATATGTTTACCTCCCATACCGAGGACTCATTTTTTTTAAAACCGAGCGGAAAGGGTAAAGCGAGATGACAGAAGAAGTTCAGACAC